GACGAGCAATTACAGCGTCTACTATGTCGCGGGATTTCCGGAGTATAATCCTTCTACGGTCGGTGTTGGTGGCAGCACGATCGCGACTTGGATATCAGGCCAGCGGGCGTCGATCATCTCGGCCGCTCCCGGCGTCGTGGTCGTTCACCTGTTCACGAACGATTATCCGACCTATCCCGTTGCCGCGAATGCCCTGACGGCGTTCTGGGCCGCCATCGCGCCGATCAAGGCCGCCTTGCCGAACACGAAGATCATCGTGTGTACCCCTGCCGCGATGGGCACCGCCGCAATGACGGGAGGCCGAAGCGCGTATGCCGGGTTCAACACGTGGGCTGCCGACGTCGCCACTGGCATCCGCGCGCAGAAGGGCATCCTATACGACGAGATCATCGATCTTTTTGCTGTTCCCGGCCTCGATACCGAAGCGGCGGCGAACGACACGAACTATTATAACGCGGACGCGCTGCATGTGACGTGGGGCGGCACGCTTCGCTTTACCCAGCCCGTTGTGAACGCCGCGATCAACTGGACGCTGGGGCATTACAACAGCGTCTTTTTCAAGCTGGTAGACCTTGAGGGCCAGACGCCGAGCGCAACGGGCCTGACCAGCTCGGTCTTCACTGTCGCCGGCATGGCGTCCACCGAAACACAGACGCTGACCCCCGGCGCAGGTTTGCAGGTCAAGAAGAACGGCGGCTCGGCGACGTCGGCGCCCACGGTCTTTGCGAACGGCGACACGATGCAGCTTGTCGCCAATGCCCCGGCCAGCGGGACATCCGCCTTCACCTTCACCATGGGTGACACGTCCTATGGTTGGAACATTTCGGTCACCGGGGCGACGCCGTTCAACCCGTCGGCGCAGCTTGGCTGGTGGGACGCCACGGATCGGTCTGCAAGTCAGAACGAACATAAGCTCCAGCGCCTCCGCGACAAAGCCGGTACGCATGACCTGTGGTCATGGGGCGGCAACAACGAACCCGATCGCGGCAATGCATCCTATCTAGTCAACGGCCGAAAGACCGCGAAGTTCGACGGGACGATGAAGCTGTGGGGCGACACGTCGGCCCAGTTCAATAATGGCGGAGTGGCTTACCCCGACAGCTTCGACTTTCTGTGGCTCGGATATCATGACGGCGGCACCGGATGGGATGCAAGCACCACCTATCTGTTCGCGCTCGCCGACTATGCCGACGGCGATCCGCGCATTTTTGTCGGGAACAATGCTGCCGCAGCGCCGGGCTTGTACCGCATGAACGCCGTCGGCGTGGGAACGGTTGTCGGCTTGAGCGCGACGGCCCCCACGGCTGCCACCCCGCATCTCGTGCGGATCAGGGCGGTCGATAATGACCGCATGTACTTGTATATCGACGGGGTGTTGCAAGGGAACAGCGGCGCCGGTCCTTATACTGGCTTCGGCGGGCAGGCGGTGTCCGCGATCATGTTCGCGACGAACGGCGGCACGGCGGAAACCAAGGGCCTGTTTGCCGAAGCTGTCATGTGCAACCCGCTCAGCGCCGGACAGCTCGCATCGGCCCATGCGTATTTCAACGCGAAGTACGGGATGAGCCTGCCGTGACCCGTCGCCGGTCGCGGGATCGCTGGGGGGTCGAGCACTTCCTGATCGGATGCTGCATTGTCGTGGCACTAGGGACGGCGATTATGACGGCGGTAAACTGCTAGGAGCGCTGAGAGGACAAAGCCTCATGCTGGGCCTATATCTGTCGACGATGCTACTCAATGATGGTGGCGAACCTGAGCCGACGGGCTTGCTCGCTGTTTTTCGCGCCCGCTTTCCAGCGTTTATCGCAGTCCCAGACGCCGCGGTTGAGTATTGGATCACCGATTCCGAGCGGCTGGTCGGATCGAATTGGCCAAACCCCGATCACGATATCGCCCTTGTCACGCTGGCGGCTCATGAACTCGCATCGCAAGGCCTCGGCCAAGGCACAGCCCCCGCTGGCGTGACATCGTTCAAATCAGGCACCTTCAGCGTCACGATGTCCGACAAGGCCGCATCCGCCACCGGTTACGACAGCACCATTTACGGCCGCCAATATCTCGCCATGTGTCAGCGTCTCTTCGGCGGCATCCGGTTGGTTCGGACGTCGGACTATGTTTGATTTTCACGGCATGGCGACTGCTTTCTCGGACATGATGGATGGGCCGTTTCACGCTGGTGTCGCCATCACCATGACTGACGCAGAGACCGATGACGGCGGCGATATTGTGGTGGCGGGCTCGGAGGTTCGCGCGGACTGCATGGTTCAGCGCGACGTCTGCACCGAGCGGATGCGCGCCGATGCGGATTTTCAGGAGCGCGATGTCAGGCTGATCATTACCGGACTGGATGCTCTGACGACGGAGGCGAAGGTCGAGATACTGGCTGGGCCTCATGCGGGGAAATATTCACTGCGCTCAGTTGATCGCGATCCGGCAGCTTTCGGGTGGGAGTGTCGAGGCCGTGCCGCTTAAGGGCGCCCGAGCCCACGTTCGCCGTTTGCGCGCCCTCGCCTCGCCCGCGATGATCGACGCCGTTGAACGGGCGCTTTTTCACGGCGGGGAACTCATTCAGACCGAAGCCCAACTATCGATCACGCGCGGGGCGGTCTCAGGTAAAAATCACGTCCCGAGCAAGCCGGGTGAGCCGCCTAAGAACGATACCGGCGTGCTGGCAGGGAACATCGAGACGACGCGGGCCGGTAAGCTCCTTGTCCGGGTTACAAGCAAGGCGCCATATTCCGCTGCCTTGGAGGAAGGCTCATCGCGTGAAGCTGGGACGACCAGCCGGAGCTTCGCGGGAAAAACGACGCCATATGGTCCGAACAAAGCAAAGCATGGACCGGTCAAGGTCGAATTTGGCGATTCGACCACGGCTGCGCGCCCATTCATGCGCCCAGCGCGCGATGAGAAGCGCGCGAAAGTCACTGAGCTTGTGACCAAAGCCGTCAAAAAGCAGGTCCGCGCAAGCCGCAGGAGTGACTGATGAAATTCGCAAAGCCCTGGACATGGCGCACGCCGATGAAGACCGTCAGCTTCCCCAAGGGCATGGAGTGTCCCGCCGAGGCGCTCGATCATGCTCGACAGGCGGGGGTTCTCGGGCAACCGCGCGCGCGGAAATCCAAATGATCACCCTCACCGGCCTCCTCGACCAGGCGCAGCGCTCGCTGCTGATCCGCGCCAAGAACCATGCCGGCTTGCTTGCCCTCGTCGAAAGGGATCACATCGACCCCGCTGGCACGAAATCCTATCCAGTCATCACCATCACCGATCCCCGCGCCTTGCCGACCCGGATGGCTTGCACGCGCGGCGCAGATGGCAGTTTCGACGTCCATGCATTCTGCGGGCCCAAGGCCGACGGGTCCATGAATGGCCGTCAGTATATCAAGGCGATCGGAGTCCAGATCGAGACCGTATTCGCGCCGAACGAAATCGGCCTGGAGGACAACAGCCGCTGCAAGCTGTTCTTCTCCGATGTGCGAATCCTCAAGGACGCGGCGCCGGACGACTGGCACTGGTTCGGCCAGCTCAATATCGCTGTAATCAAAGCGATTGCGTGATATAGCGGCCCGATGGCCGACCCTCTGGCGACAGAAATCCTCATTCAGCAAATCCGCAAGGGCATTTTCGACGTATCCGACGTCGAGCAAATCGCGCGTCGCCTTGAGGACGATGGCGAGGATGAGGCCGCGCATCGCGCCCGCTCTGCGCTGATCGAGGCCAGCGTCGACCGCGACGACGAACGCCGCGACAATATTGTCCTCATTCCACGACTGCGCCTCGGTCCTCAGTCTGACGGCGGTAATAGCGCCTGACCAATAGCCATAGCGTCGCCGCAGATTTTCGCTGCGGAGACGAGCATGAGCTATCCCAACGAGGCTGATTTCATCATCGTCAAAGTTGGCAATGGTGCTGAGCCTGAAGTTTTCACCACGATCTGCGGGATCGAAAACGCCACCATCAACCAGACGGTCAACACGTCCGATCGCTTCCGCCGTGACTGTGCAAAGCCTGGCTCGGTCCCGACCCGCAAGGTAAAGGTCACCGGGCGCCAGTGGGATGCGACGGGCTCCGGCGTCGTCAATACCGACGAGTTCGGCACCTTCAACGGCGCGCTCGGTATCCGCAAGAATTACCAGTTCGACTTCGGCAAGCGCGACGGAACCGACGCTGGCGAGATCATCGGCACCTATGAAGGGCCGGCTGTCATGACGGCCGCCAACATCAACATGGGCGACAGCGAAGGAACCAACGAGATCACGCTTGCGGGCGAGGACGAGATCGTCTGGACCGCGGCTTAAGGAGAGCATGACATGGCTGGTGTTCGCGGCAATATCTCCCTTTCCATCGACCTGACCGACACCGCCGTTGGCGATCTTGGCTCGGCGAAGTCGCGGGTCGCAGTCAGCAAGGCGCTGTCGCTCATCGCCGGGACCGACGCGACCAACAAGGCGAATATCCTCTTCTCGGACACGCGCACGGTAGCGCTTTCCGCGAATGAGAATATCGACCTATCGGGGGCGTTGTCGGATGCTTTCGGGGCGTCGATCGTCGCGGCCGAGATTGTTGCGATCTATATCGCCGCAGCGGCGGGTAACACGAACAGCGTGCAGGTCACGCGTCCTGCTTCGAATGGATTCACTGGCCCGTTTCTCGCGACCGGCGATGGTGTTGCGATCAAGCCAGGCGAATATGCGCTGTTCGTCTCGCAGTCGGGCTGGGCCGTCACCGCAGCGACGGGCGATCTGCTCAACATTGCGAACTCGGGCGCCGGCACGTCGGTGACCTATGACATTGTCATCGTCGGGCGCACCGTGGCGGCGTGATCGAACGTGGAAACCAAGGTCTCCTTTGCGTTTGGTGATGGCGAGTACACGTTCTGGCTCCCGCTGCCCCAAGTCATCGAGTTGCAGAAGCGCTGCGGCTTGCTCGATAACGAAGGTCGTCTACACCCAAAAAGTATCCTGACTCTTTTCGACCAGATCAGCGACGGCATGGGCGCGGACGGCGAAGGGTCGGTCCTCTGGATCGGTGGCGGCGCGGCGCTTCCCAATGAGTGCAACGAGGTACTGCGCCTTGGTCTGATCGGCGGGAACGCTGGCATGGTGGACTGTTCCGAGATTCAGGTCGGCCCGCATCGAGCTAAAGAATTGGTTGACCTCTACGGTTATCCGGCGCGGCCCGTATCCGAGGTCATGGCCCTCGCCTATCGCGTCCTTCACGCCGCCATTGTCGGCATCGACGTAAAAAAAAAGGCGCAACCAAAGCCGGACAAAAGCCAGAAGCCTTCAACAAGGGCGTCCTGATTTCGAATTGCGGGCAGCTTGGTCTTGACTGGCGCGACACTTCTCTGAGTGGATATATCGAAGCGCTCGAAGCCCACAACGACGCGCACGATCCAAAAGCCCCGAACCGTCAGCCTGCATCGCCTGCATTCCGTGCGCAGATGCAGCGCCTGTTTGAATCCGAGAACCAGAAAGGCGCACGCTGATGGCTGAAATCGATCCCGTCATCCTCGAACTTCGCGCGGACCTGCTCAAGTACCAAGCCGATCTTCGCAAGCAGGCGACCGACACGGATCGCCAGCTCGGGCGTCAGGAAAAGGCGGTCCAGCGCCTTGAGGCTCAGATGAAGCGATCGAGCGGTGCGATCTCGGGCAGTCTGCGGGGGATCGCGGGAACGCTAGGCACCTATTTTACCGGACGCGAACTCGTCGGCCTGATCGACGGATTCACGCGGCTGCAGAATAATTTGAAGGTTGCCGGACTGGAAGGCGCCAGTCTGGAGCAGGTTCAGTCGCGGCTGCTCGACTTGTCGACCAGGTATGGTGTCGGCATTGAATCGCTCGCGGATCTGTTTGGCAAGGCGACCCAAGCGGGAAAGGATCTCGGCGCCTCGCAAGAGCAGCTTCTGTCGCTCACCGAGGCGACGTCGCAGGCACTCCTGATTACCGGCACATCCAGCCAGCAGGCGTCCGGGGCAATCCTCGGCCTCACGCAAGCTCTGGCGTCCGGGACGGTTCGGGCAGAAGAGTTTAACCAGATCAACGAGGGCGGGCTTCGTCCGCTCTTGCAGGCGGCGGCAGCATCGGAAAAATATGGCGGCTCTGTTGCAAAACTTCGAGCCGCCGTCATCGACGGCAAGGTCTCGTCGCAGGAATTCTATCAGTCCATCCTGAATGGCTCGCAGCAGCTCGAAACGCAGGCGTCGAAAGCCACGCTCACGGTCGCCGGCGCCTTCGAGGCGCTGACGTCGCGCCTCACCGTATATATCGGACAATCCGCCCAAGTTTCTGGGGCAACGCAGGCGATTGCCGGTGCAATGCAGCTTCTTGCCGACAATCTTGAGACGATCATTCCGCTGCTTGCCATTATTGGCGTAGCGGCATTCGGGCGCTTCGCCGCGGGCGCGCTTGCCGGCGGTGTGGCGCTGCGGAACATCGCTGCCTATGCGTCGATCGCCACGACCTCGCTCGCAGGGACGGCGTTGGCGGCGCGCAGTGCTGGCGCCGCCCTCCTTGGCGCGCTGGGAGGCCCTGTCGGCATCGCGATAACCGCGCTGATCATCGGGCTCGCTCTTGCGTCCCAAGAGGTCGACAAACTGGCCGGCGTTTCCGCAAATCTTCGTCAGACCAACGATCAGGTGACGAAGGCGGCTGATGCCACGCGATCGATGATCGACCGTCTCGCATCGTCATACGGTAAAGCGCGGGTCGAAGCGCTCGCGCTGGCAGAGGCGCAGCGGAAGCTTCTTATCGCGGATGTGATCAAGGCCGGGCGGGAATCAACCGCAGCTCGAAAAGCCGTCTCGGACGCGGAGTCCAGCGCGAATGGCGGGAAGGGTGCGCAAGGCGGCACGAACTTCGCGATCGACGCCGCGCGACGTGATCGAAAAGCCGCGGAGGACAATGAGCGAATTGCGTACAAAAATCTGCGCGATCTCGAAACGGCCATGGCAGCGCCGCCGATTACGGCGTCTGGCGGCGCCTCTGGCGGAAAGCCCACCAAGAAGTCCGGCGGAAGATCGTCTGGCCCATCGGCCTCCGAAATCGAAGCCCGCTTCAATCAGGAACTCTCCAGCCTCGCGCAACAAACCCTTTCCTCGCGCCAGCAGATGGCTACGAGTGCCGACGAGCGGGCCGAACTTGAACTGCGCAGTGTCGAGTTGGCGCGTGTAGCTGCGCTCGAAAGCTTGAAGGCCGATAAGGATTACAACGCCGCGCAAAAGGAGCGCGTCAAGGACGCGCTCGATAATCTGGCCGAGATCGAGCGAGCGCGGATCGCCCGCGAACTTCGCATCCAGCAGGAGGAAGAGGCAGCCGATCTTGCAGAAGCCAACTTCCGTGCTCAATCCGACGCACTTCGCCAGCAGTACGACCTCGCCAAGTCGCAGACCGAGCGGCGCGAGTTGGCATATGAGATCATCGACCTCGAATATCGCGAGCGAGATGCAGCCCTTGAGCGCATCAAGAACAATGAGGACCTCAGCAAAGCGGTCCGAGACCGTGCAGCCATCGAGCAGGCGGCATTGCGTGCGGCGCAAGGCAGAACAAAAGAGGCCGCCCGCCGCGACACTGCTGGCCCGCTTGAGCAATATTTCGACAGAGCGAAGAAGGATGCAGCCGAGCTCAACGAGCTTTATGAAGGTATCGCTGTCGACGGTCTTCAGAGGCTCAACGATGGACTTACCGACGCGATCGTCAATTCGAAGTCGCTGGGCGACGTTTTCAAGAATGTCGCGAAATCGATCATCGCCGACCTGATCCGTATCGCGATTCAGCAGACGATCGTGAATGCGCTTGGAGCCTCCTTCGGTGGAGGTTCAGGCGGCGGGGGTTTCTTCTCTTCGATCTTCGGCCGTGCCTCGGGCGGCTATGTCGCTCCGGGCCAGACCGTGCGCGTCAACGAGCAGCGCGGCGGCGCTGAGTATCTGCGCATGGGCTCGCAGGGGGGAACAGTGATCCCCCTCGGCCAGATCAACCAGCGCGCTATGCAGCCAGCGGGGCAAGGTGGCGGTATTACAACCGTTCGCCTTGCGCTCTCCGGCGATATCGATGCCCGCATAGATCAGCGAGCAGTCGGTGTCGCGGTTGAGGTCGTGCGCGCAACCGCAGGAGAGGTCAGCGACCTGGGCGCCCAAAAGGCCTTACATCAAATCTCGACTCCGCGCCTCTGATCTGACGGCGGTAATCGCTGGAGACCTTCAACCATAGCGTTTCGGCGCCATGGCTGTGCTGGAAATTCCCGATCGCGACGCGCTGATCATCCTCAGCATCGATGCCGTCGTCCCCGATCAGTTGAACAGATCGATTTGGTCCAGTCGTTCGCAGGTCGTCGGCCTCCCCGGCGCCGAATACTGGACCGCGAAAGCCGCAATCGAGCCTATGGCGACTGAAGATGATGAGCGTCCGTGGCGGGCTTTCATCTTCGGTCTCAGGGGGCGTCAGAATGTCTTCCATCTGCCCATCGCCTGCCAGCGCCATGTAGGAGCCATGCCGCTCGTAAACGCGGCATCCGATGCCGGTTACACGCTACCGCTCGACGGAATGGAGCCATCGACGCGAATCCTGCGCTCAGGAAGCTTTATCACCGTGCCGCTTCCTTCCGGGCATGCGCGAACGGCTATGCTGACGGCCGACCTCATCACGAACGGCTCTGGCGAGGCGACGGCACAGTTGAACTTCGCGCTGGGAGAGGTTCCAGCGAACAACGTCATAGTAGAAACGGCTTATCCCTATATCCCGGTCAGAAGCGCGAGCGGCAACAGCAGCATGATTTGGGACAACGCAGTGTCTGCGACGAGCTTCGAGTTGGTTGAAGCCCTGTGAGCCTTCCCGACGCCACCGCGATTGCAGCGCTCGACCTGCCCGTCATCAAGCCGGTCTTTTTCGCGTATCTCGATATCGACACCGACCCCGTGCGCGCGAACACGAGCGGCGCGGATATTACACCTTTCGGGACTGGCGACACCGACCTCGATGACGCGCTGTTTTCGGGTATCAGCGGCGCCTTTGTCGACATTGCGTCGATCCGTGTCGGGCAAGGTGGATCCGATTCCGTTACGGCCAAATTGTCCGGCCTGCCCGTCATCGATGCCGGCACTCTCGCGCTGGTCGGCGACCCTGCCAACTGGCAAGGGCGTGTCGCTCGCTTATGGAGGGTGATCCGAGACGCTACGAATGCGCAGCAAGGCGGATATCAACCCTATTATACCGGCTACATGACCTCGCTCGATATTGGCGGCGATGGCGCTGAGCAGATCATCACCGTTACAATCCAGACCTACCTTGCAGCATTCAGCCAGGCGTCGAACAGGTCCTATCTCGATCAGTCGCGGTTCGACAGTGGCGACATGTCGGCAAAGGCGGCAATCGCTATCGCCAACGGCGTCAGCGGCGTGGTGGGAAATACGCCTACACCGATCACCGGCGGGGGCATACGGTCGAAGCCAGATCGCATGAACGCAATGCTATGACGCGCTTCTCGACATGGGAGGCCGATCTTTCAGCCTACATCGCTTCGGTGCGCGACATGCCCATGACTTGGGGAAGCCACGACTGCGGCCTCTATTTCGCGGGCGCGTGCAAGGCCATGACCGGCTTTGATCCCGGTGAACCGTTCCGTGGCAAATATTCGACCGAATTGGGCGCTGCCAAGGCATTGAAGAAGTTTGGCGCGGGCGATCTAGAGACCACGCTCGACGGCCTTTTCGACGTCATCCCACCGGGTTTCATCCAGCGCGGCGATGGCGTCTGGAATGGAAACAGTGTGGGAGTTTCGATGGGCGGATACGCGCTGTTCGTCGGGCAGGAGGGCGAACGCGAAGGGCTTGTCCGCATTCAGCGCGGCGAATGGGTGAAGGGTTGGCGCGTTGGGTAAGCTAGTCAAAGCGGTCGCCGGGTTCGCTCTTGCAGCAGCGGGCGTGATCTTCGCTCCCGCCACAGGGGGCTTGTCGCTCGCTCTGGTGCAGCCGGGCATCTCAATGGGGGCGTCAGCGCTCGCCAAGCGCCCGAAAGCGCCTCAAGTCAGCCCCGAATCCATCGATCGCCTCAATGCCAGCATCGATCCGCGTACCCCGCGCAAGATGGTGTTCGGCCGAACCGCTATGGCGACCGATATCCGAGATCAGGAATATACCGACAGCCAGACCTATCTCCACCGCTTCATCGTGGTGGCCGCGCACAAGGTGCAGGCGATCGAGGAGATATGGTTCGACGACAAGAAGGCGTGGACCGTCAGCGGTGGCGTGCAAGGCGAGTATGTCGGATATCTGACCGTCACCCCCATCCTCGAAGGGTCTGCGGGCAACGCTATCAACATATCGGCGCGCATGGGCGCGACGCGCCGCTTTACCGGTCTCGCCTATGTCCACCTTCGCTATAAGCTGACTGGCAACAGCAAAAAGACCGATAGTCCGTTTGCGCAGGGGATCTCCACGCGCATCACGATTCGCGGCAAGGGCGCGTTCATTTACGATCCGCGCCTCGATAGCACGGTTCCGGGCGGGTCAGGATCGCACCGCGCCGACGACCAGTCCACGTGGGCGTGGAACGACAGCGCGAGCCGCAATCCGGCATTGCAGAAGCTTTGGTACATGCTCGGATGGAGAATAGCAGGCAAGCTCAGTGTTGGGCGCGGCATTCCGCCGGCGCGCATTGATCTTGAAAGCTACGCGATCGCAGCGAACCTGTGCGACGAAGCGGTCAATCTGGCCGCCGGCGGGACCGAGCCGCGGTATCGATCCGATGGCGTGTTCAGCGAAGGCGACAGTCCGACTTCCATAATAGACAACTTCAAGGCGGCCATGAATGCCGATCTCGACGACGTTGGCGGAAAGCTGCGGCTGACGGTGTTCCACAACGATCTCGCAGATCCCGTCGCTGCATTCGATGATGACGATATGATCGAGGCCTATCGCTGGAAGCAGACACCTTCGCTTGTCGATGGCTTCAATATCGTCCGTGGAAGCTACACCGATCCAAGAGACGCCTCGCTGTACCAGATGGTCGACTATCCGCAGGTCGAGATGGACAGCCCTGATGGCATCGACAGGATCGACAGCTTTGACTTGGCGCTCGTCCAGTCGCCTTCGCAGGCCCAGAGGTTAGCGAAGCAGCGCCTTCAGCGTCAGCAATATGGCGGTGAATTCCAGACTGTGTGGGGATCACGTGGGTGGAGGGTTCAAAAGAATAGCGTGGTCACGCAAACGGTTTCGGCGCTCGGATGGGTCAACAAGCTCTTCCGCGTCGCCGAGATGGAGCATCGCGTCGACGGAACCTGCCCGGTGATACTCCGCGAAGAGAACGAGGACATCTACGCATGGGACGAAGATGAAAGCCCTGCGGTCGTGCCCGCCGATCCGACCGTCTATGACTTCATGAAGAACCCGATCTATCAGGGCATCGGTGACGCTGGCGCCTCGGCCGATTGGTCTGAGATCGTTGACGATGACGGGACGAAGCCCGACGACAATGCCGACGTGACCGCTGCCGCGCAGGTGATCGTCGTACCGCCTGCGACGTTCAAAATCTATCGCACCGCGGCGGGCGCGGTGAAGCCGGATCAACTGCCGGTCGATCTGGTCCCGTCGGTGACGAAGGGCGGGGCCGACAAGCGTACCGACAACAGCGTTTCCTATTCCGTGGCCGGAACCGGCGGGCTCGCAAGCAAGGTATCGGTCAACAATACGAACGGCAGCGCGGACAAGGGCACGATCACGATCGCCAACACGGTGACGAGCGCCGGCACGATCCAGCTTTCGGTATCGGTCGGGGGAGTCGCGGTCGGGACCTACATCACGCAGGTCGTGACCGAGGACGACGCGGCGCCGGTCAACAACGGCACGTCGGGCGGCACCGACAGCTCGCTCGCGGCGATCAACTCGACCAGCTACGCTGCGATGTCGGGCCTCGATGGCGGCGATCCGGTGATGGATGTCGCGATCGGCAGCGGGCAGACGCTGAAGCTGACGACGAATTTCTATTATCGCAACGGGTCGCCCTCCGCGCTGACCATGACGTGCAAGGGGCAATATTTCGCGGGCGGCATCTGGAACGACATGAACAGCGGTGCCTACACCGAAAAGCAGGGCGGCACTGCACAGAAACTAACGTCTCCGGTCGAATATGTCGAAGGCGACATGGTCGCTGAGTTCACCAAGACCGGCCTTGCGGCCGCCACCTATCCCGTTCGCCTCGTTGGCAAGCTGACCAGCGGCACCGGCACCCTGACGCCGACGAGCGGCGGCGCGACCAGTTCGAAATCCTAAGGGGATAGGCACTCCTTGTCGCGCCTAACGGCGGTAACGCATTGGCGGTGCAGACATAGTGTCCTGCCATGGCGGCAGAACTCGACATCCCTGCGTTCAAGCGCGTCCCTTTCGACGACGACGTTGTTGTGATCGGCGAAAATCTGACCGGCGCGACTTTTCTTATGCATATTCGAGCGCATCGCGGAGACACCGGAACTGCGCTTGTTTCGCTCGGGAATGCGTCGCCGCCTACGCAAGGCGTCAGCGTCACCTATGACGCGGCCTATCAATATCAGGACGGCAATGAACTGATCTCTGCGCCCGCGTCCAAAATCCGCATCTGCATCGACGAAGCGACGCTCGAGGCCCTGTCTCTCGGCACGCCCTACGACGAGCCCGTCGAACTGTTCTATGACCTCCACACTACGCCGAGCGGCGGGACCAAGCGTGTCCAGTTTGGAGGGAAATTCATCATCAAGCCGGGTGTGACCATATGACGATCGCCATCATCACCGAAGCTGGTGCCCGAAAAGTCGGGCCGCTGGTTGTCGTGGCGCAGCAGGCTGCTGCCGCCGCAACCCAGATGGCCGGCATCGCAACCGCCGTCGCGCAGGGCCGCTATTACGCCAGCTACGCCGCAGGAAATGCCGCGACGTCAGCGGGCCAATATTTCGCAGTCTTCACCGGCGGAAACTACAGCTTCCATGTGAATGGCAACGCAACGCCGGTCTTCGTGATGCCGAAGGTCGACGGGTCGGGGAACGTCACCTTGACGGGCGGACCAGGCGTGACGGCTGTCTTGACCGTCGCTCCCGACGCCTCAAACCTGTTCGGTGGCATTCAGGTCATGAACGGCGCCAACCAGGAAATGTCTCTGCTCGCGAAAGGATCGACGGGTGAGGTTAACCTTTCCTGTGGCCGATCGCCGGGGTGGGGCGGCAACCTCAATATCATTGTCGACACGGTCCAGCGGGCGCGTTTCGACAACGCCGGAAATTTCGGCCTTGGCACGACGTCACCGTCGAACAATGCGGGTTATAACAGGCAGTTGCAGATCACGGGTGGCCTGCCCTGCCTGACGTTGGACGGAACGACCGGAAACCGGAAATTTTGCATCGGAGTGAGCTCGGCCTCGGCTTTGTCCATCTGGGACGCCAACGCTGCGGCCGATCGCCTCCGCATCCAATCATCGGGAGCAGTCGAGCCGGGAGGGACGGGGCAGGATTTTGGCGCCGGAGGGCGCCCATGGAATAATAGCTATTTCGCTGTCAGCCCAACAATCACGTCGGATCGCCGCGCCAAGACCGACATCGAGCCGATCGGGGACGCCTTGCTCGATGCGTGGGCCGATGTCGAATGGGTGCGTTACCGCCTCGTCAGCGATGGCAGCTCCCATATCGGCCTTGTCGCGCAGCAGGTCTTCGAAGCACTTGCCGCGCACGACATCGACGCGATCGACGTCGGACTGGTCGTTCATCAGGAATGGGCAGAGGAACCCGACATCGAGGAGATGCGGGACGAACAGGGTGAGATAGTTCGCGCCGCTCAACTAGGGAGGCCGGCGGGCGATGCGTGGATGCTCCGCTACTCGGAATGCGAGGCGATCGAGGCCGCCTATCAGCGCCGCCAGATCACCGCGCAGGAAACGCGCCTAGCGGCTCTGGAAGAGCGGATCGCTACCCTTGCAACTCCCTGACTTTACCACCGAAGGAGAAGACCGATGAAAATGCGTGATTTCGCGCTCGCTTTCGCGTGCGGCGCTGTCCTGTGGGCCTGCACGCCCAATCCCCCTGCCCCGCAGCCCACCGGGCCGGCGACCGAAGTCCCCTGCGGCCCCGGCCCGCAGCCGAACGGCGATCCCTGCCCCTGACGTAGGCGGAGCGAAGGGAGAACCTGGCGATGCCTGACGGTCTCGGCAATTCGGAGCAGGTCCGCGCGATCGCGGATCAAGTCGGCCTTGCCGCCGCCCATCAAGCCATCAGAGAATTTGTGTCGCAATATCCTCACTTCGCTCCCCCTGCTCCGAAAGCCGATATTCCCGCGCCGCTCAAATGGGCTGCCATCATCACCAGCGCCGTGCTGACGATGGGCATTTCCGGTGCAGCGGCTTGGGGCGTAAAGACACTCAACGACCTTCAGTTGACCGTGACGCGCATCGACGAGCGCCAGCAACAGGACACGACCGGAAAGCAGGTCGACGAGCTCAAGGCCCGCGTCGCCGCCCTCGAATCCTATCACCGCGAAAGGACTGGACGATGAAACTGATTGAAGATGCCCGCCTGTGGTGGAGGCGCTGGTCGACGTGGCTCGCCGGTTTGAATGCCGCGCTATGGGCCGTGATCACAGCGAAATCTGGGATGCTGCTGGGTTTCATCCCCTTCCTGCCCGCCAGCTGGCGCAGCTTCGCGGTCGGCGCGACCTTCGCGCTGACCTTCATCGCCCCGGTGCTGGTCGCGCAGATCAAGCAAAAGAAGCTCGACGAGGTGCGCAATGCCGCAAAATAATCGCATCGAGCCGATGGAGGCGCCGAAGTCGGGGCGCAATAAGGCCGTCGCCGTCATCGGCGCCGCCGCGCTGGCGATTTCCGCGCCGCTGATCGCGAAATGGGAGGGGAAGCGCAACGACCCCTATCTTGACATCGTGCGCGTTCCCACGGTCTGCTATGGCGACACGCGCGACGTCACGATGGGCAAGCGCGTCAGCGACGCCGAATGCACCGACCGTCTCTATCGCCAGATTGCCGACCATGCCGCGCCGATCGTCAAATGCGTGCCGGGGCTGCGCGCGCCGGGCCGCGAGGCGCAGCTCGCCGCGTCGGTCAGTCTGTCCTACAACATCGGCACGGCGGGCTTTTGCCGGTCGACGGCCGCGCGACGCTTCAACGCGGGCGACTGGCGCGGCGGCTGCAACGCCTTCTGGTCGTGGCGCTTCGCCGGCGGGCGCGAGATCAAGGGCCTCGCCAACCGCCGCCGCGACGAGATCGCGATCTGCCTGTCGGGGCTGCGGTGATGACCGACGACCAAATCAAGCACATGGTGCAGCGCTTCCTGTCGTGGAAGCTGCCGGACCCGTTCCGCCCCGACAACGGGATCAGCTTCACGCCGCCCTTCGCCGAAGAACCGATGCGATCCCGTCACTGGCCGGTGGGAACCAACCTGCTCGACGCGACGCAGGCCGAGGCGATGGTCCGCCACATGCTCGACGGGATGCCCGATCAGTGACCGGCCTAGGCACCTATATCCGCGCCGCCGTCGGGCTGGCTATCGTCCTGCTGCTCGCATGGGCGTTGCGGCTCGATTATCTCCGCGACCATTGGCGCGGCAAGTTCAACGCGCTGAGCAACGAAGCCGCGGCTGTGCTGGTCGCGGTGCGCGAGGCGGCCGACAATCCCAAGCTGCAATGGCGCGACGTGCCGAAACAGATCGATGCGATCGACGCCTCGCTGACCGAATGGAAGGGCGCGGCCGAGACGCAGAGCGCGATGATCGACGCGATGGGGCGCGATACCGACCGCCTGCGCGCCGAGAATGCCGCGCTGGTCAAGAAGATCGCGGCGGCCAATGCGAAGCGCGACGCGGCGATTGCCCGGCTCGACAACGACGCGCTCGACCCCGGCGACCGTGCCGATTGCTGGGCGCAGATCCGCGCGGCGGACGCAGCGCTCAACCAGCTTTATGAGGAGCAGTTCTGATGCCGCATCCGCCAGTGGCCGAAGGTGATCGCAGGCCGGACCCCGTCATCGTCATCATCCTCTTGTCCGCGCTGCTCGCCGGATGCACCTCGACGCCGACCGTCGTCAGGGACCGCGTCGCGACGGTTTCGGTCCCCGTCATCCAGAAATGCGCCGCCGACCGTCCCGAGCCCGTCACGCCGCTGCGCGACCGCATCGACGCAACGGCGTGGGACGCGCTGTCGTTGAAGCAGAAGGCCGAAACGGTCGCCGCGCAGGGACTGCGCCGCGTCACCTATTCCGACACGCTGGCGGCCGCCACGTCGGCCTGTTGACCGGTCATTTCAACCTCACCGGGGGGTGATGAAGGGCGTCGGAGCGATCCGGCGCCCTTTTTCGTTGTTCGGGCCACTTACCCCTTGCGCAATATCCTCTGCGCCTCGGCCATCCCCCGCCCCGTCAGATCGGCGTATTCCTCTCCGAATGACCCGCTGTATTTTCGGACCAGGCGCTTTTCGAGGAGCGCCTGATCTGACCTGCCCCAAGGAAGCGACTGGCCGGCGCGTGCGAGTGCGACGAGGCGGTTGCCCTCTCCTCACTCCCCATAACCGTCAGGACAGGCGGTGTGATCCTCGACATGCTCGCACTCGTTGGCGCGATGCAGCGTGAAGTTAGATCTTCCCACTGCCTGCCTCCTTAGATTGGCCGCGCAGGAACTTGATGAAGTTGACGAACTCGTCGGTTTCTTCGTCATTCAGTAACTCGCCGAGAATACCGGACCCGACAGTCTTGGTGAGCCGATCGTTTTCCTCCTCCAACTCCGCCACCCTCGCGCGGAGGGCGGTGATCTCGTCGGTCAGTATCGCGTTGGCCTGACGCTCGCTGTCGAGCGTGGACACGGCTTCCTGATACTCGCGCCCCTTCTCGGTCAGGATCGCCATCTGCGCTTCCAGCGAGGCGCACAGCGTCCGATACGCGCGATTTTGGGAGCGAAGGCCTTCCATCGTATCCGGGACCGGCGCGGCGGCTGCACCTTGTTCGATCAGGTCAGCCATGGCGTTCCGCTCCCTCGTCGGAAAGTTCGTCGGCGAGACGCAGACCTTCATCCTCCGCCTCTTCCCAAGGGCAGCAGCCTGCGTCTTCGATCAGTTCGCATTGCCGAGACGAGTACGCCCCACAAAAGGGGCAAAGCGTGAGGCTCCCCATCACGCCGCTCCTTCGTTGAGGGCGGCGTTGGGCAGGCGGACGAAAAAGCACTCGCCCATAAATTGCCGCTCATAGCGCTCCCACCATATCCATTCGTCGCCGATCTTGACCGGCAGCCATGCGAAGGCGCGCTTCCAGCCGTTCTCTTTCGCTTTCCAGCGCATCAGCTTTCCCCCTTCCTGCCGAGCAACTCATCGTGGGCGGCATGGGCATCAGCGAGATTGTTGAAGTGGACTTTCAGGTATGGCTGCGGCCCGTCGCCTGACACACAAGTCAGGAACGTGCGCTTCGACATTGCCTCCCCCGCATCGCCTACCGGCTGACTGGCTTCCACAGGGGTGGTGAGGGTGGCGTCGATTGCGTCGAGCGCAGCCTGCGAAAGCCCGATCCAGTCGGCGTCGCAATGCTCTTTCGCATCGGCAAGATCGGCCTCCACGATCCCGCGCGCGATACGAAGACCCTCCCCAGCAGAGGCTTGAGATGCTGCTGTGAGGGCAAGCATCGCGTCAAGCTCGCTCGGATCCTCATAGGCCTCCTGCGAGATAATCCACTGCTGTTCCATGAAGTCGTCTGAGATCGGGAACGGCACTTTGTCGCCGCCCCGGATCATTGCCTCCGCGTAGCAGGCTCCGAATCCCATCTCGAAGAAGAATTGTGCAGGGCTGCGTTCATCCGCCTGCGTCACCTCGTTCACTTCGTCAGACATCGGGGGTCTCCTTGAGGTGGTCTCCGCGCAGCAGGGCGCGATAGAAGGCGTTCATCTCGATTGCTGCGCCGCGAACCTTGTGTGCCGCTTCGGACCGGTCGCCATCTGGAACTGATGCTTTGCATTCATCGCGCCACGCGACTGCCAATGCTGCCGCCTTTTCCATGTCCGCCTGTATGGCTGCGAGGGCGGCGTCATAGGCAAGTTCTCGCATCGCCAAGACCATAGCGTGTGTCGAGAAACTGCGATCGGGCACGCGCGCCTCCGCAATCTCCCTCGCCAGCGCGATCATCTCCTTGGTTGGTTCAGTCATCGGCGCAGCCCTTGCCAATCTGTCCGGCATCGCGAGAATCGACAAAATCGCGCCAATGACGCCATCCCTGTGGACAGTGGAAGCCCCATTCCCGCAACTTCGGGCCGGTCATGAACAGAGATACCGCCCCCTCTCCGGGGATTACCTCAAGCCGGTGTGCATCGGTCGCTTTCCGGTTGACGATCTCCCCAGCTTCGCGACGAAATGACCCTTCAGGTGTGTGCTCGATATAAGCTCCGAGAAGGAGCTGACTGGTATTATCCCACGGATGATCGTGTAGCGCCCGGTCATCGTCGCTCCGGTTGATCTCATGCAGATAGACGTTGCAGCCATCGTTGCGCGGGACGACCCACCAGCGACGAAGATAATTGTCCCCGATAACAAAGTCAGGAACACGATTCTGGATTACTCCTCGCGCCCATGCCTGCATATCTTCCAGCGACGCACAATAGGTTCCGCTCATCTTGTTGTCCTTGGTTGGTTCAGTGGTCATGGGCGGGTTCCTTTCGAGATACGGGCACGGAGACTTGCTGCGCAGAGAGCGAGCGCCCCCTCTATTCTCTCTACCAGTGCTTTAAGGTCGGTCATGGTTGGGCCTTTCGTCATGAAACGGGCTGACATGGGACAGGAAGATCGCCATGCCCTCAGAGTAGCCCAAGCTGGACAGGGTCTCTGTAACCAGTCGGTCGAGCAACCGGTGCGCGCGGTGCCCTCTGTGCCGCGAGACGATTGAGGCGCACTCGCTTGCGAACTCTCCCGGTGAAATAGCCTTGCTCAAGTCTACAGGCGTACCGCTGGCGCCCGATCCAATCCGGTCCCTCGTCGTCATAGCGGTGTCCGTTCTGCGCTAGGCTGGTGCTGTCCACGCTGAGAAACGGATATTCTCGCGCAACGAGAGTGCCGCGCAGCATATGCAGGGGATGCCAAGTGTTTCCCATCAGCCGGGAAACCTCGTCCATCTTGCGAAAGTATGCCTCGCAGCCGACGGGCTCTTTCTTCGGATCGCCGATCCATCCGAGGCAGACGCGCGGAAAGCGGTCGCACAGCCTCGCCAGCCTCTCTATCGGCCCATCCATGTGCCAAACAGGCGCGCCCAGATGTCCAAACGGCCAGTCGTTGAGAAGGCCATCGTTGAGCTGGGAAGGGGCAGCGGGACTGTCCGGCATGATGGCCCACCGCCCCGGCTGAAACAGCATCGGCTCCAGCCAGTCGTAATAAGCTCGCCACCATAGATGCCGGTCGGATTCGTCCCATTCCCGACCGGCGCGCATCGCCTGCATCCAGAAGCTGAACGCTCCATGGTCGAAACATCACCTGCGGGCAGATAGCCAGCAGAGCCTCCAAGTCGTCAGGTCGGAAGAATGAAACGCACGCCGCGCGACCCGGCATGATGGCATTGAGCGCGGCGCGTGGTGTTAACGGCGTGCCATGATAGACCAGCCCCTCCCGCTCACCGCTCATGGTGGCCTCCGGTGGCTTGGGCGTCACCCCCGTGCGGTCATTGGTGGTCATGCTGATAGCCTTTCTGCAAACATTTCCATTTGAGTGTCATGCGGCAGCGCCGAGAAGAGCATCGAGACGTAGGAAGGCATAAGCCGCAGCCACAGGATCGACGCCATTTCCAGTCGCTCGAAGCCGCTCAATCCGGTTGGCCATCGCATCAATGCCTCGACGAAGATGGGATTGAGCTTCCTCTTCACTGAGGGCTGGTTGGTATTCGGGGAATCGGTCGAGGACGTCGATCCAGCCGCGATTATCGGATGGTCCGGGGATGACGGCGGGAGGAAGTCGTTGGCCTGCTTCAGTAGCGATCCCTGATGGCTGGCCAGCGTGATCTTCTCGCCCGCGTCGGCCACCAAGGGCGCCAGCCACTGCATCGCCTGCGCCGGCAGCGGGACGTCGCCCTTGCTGCCCCGCATGTTCGGTCCCGCTTTCTCCGGGTCTGATGCTTTCGGACTGGACCAGTTCGACGCTTGGCTTTCCAGCATCATCTGGACCTTCTTCCCGTTGTGATAAAGCGTATTGCCGAGTTGCTCCGCATGGGCTGTCGATCGACCACCGTTCGGCACGTTCGGGGCCATCCACTGTGCGGCCTCGTCGTTGAGATTCCGCATTCCGTGACCCTGAGCCTTCTTCGCCGCGATATATTCTTCCGTGTGCGCCGGGAAGTGATCCCGTGCTTGCGGCGCTGCCCATCCGTCGGGCGAGTATGAAGAGTCGCTCCCGCCGCATCGTATTTCCGGTTTCGGCCGAGCTGAATATTCCGACCGCAATGCGGCAGCCCAGTCGCTCCAATGCCGGGATGGCAACGGCGAGTTGTCCCTCGGCGTTCCCCGGCACGTTCTCGCGGAAGAAGGTTGGAGCCCCGCTTTGATCGAAGATGTCGATGGCGCGATCGAGCAGCCAGCGGTCGTCGAGTTCGCCGCGCCGCTTTCCGGCCACGGAATTGCCTTGGCACGGGTCGCCCGAAGTGACGATATCCACGCATCCGCGAAACGGTCGGCCGTCGAAGGTTCGAGCGTCAGACCAGACAGGCGCCGGATGAAACCACCCCGCTTCCATCGACGCGACCAGGCTTGCGGCTGCTCCGACTTCCCTCTCCACGTAGCAGACGCCGCGCACAGCCTGTCCCCGATGATGGTGGGCAAGCTGCAATCCGAGTTCGAGGCCTCCGACGCCAGCGCAGATGGCGAGGGCGTTGACGGTGTAGCTTCCGGCGGCAGATAGAGCCAGGTCATGCCGCATATCCCGGTCCCGACGTGGTCATGCTGCACCTGTGGGGGCGGGGTGCGCGAACGCCTTCAGGGCTTCGGGGGTGAAGTCGCCGGGGTCGATGTGCATCACGCGACGCCCCGATTCTCGATCGAAAAGGGGGCAAAATGCGATGCTTTGTCCAACCCTCGGAACCGAGCGATTGTCCAACCTATCGAATGTCTAGGAATTACCGATACTTGAGAACGGTGTTGGTGCCCCTGGCCGGACGGTTGTAAATAGCAAGAATCAACGAGTTGGCGCTGTCCAACCTTTGCAATCACCCCACGGATTCCTGCGGTGTCCGAAATCGGTTTGTCCAACCTATTTTCAACCTGCATCTGTGTCCCTTTCTCGGGTCAAATTGGTGAGCGCCTGATCGGCCAGCTTCTCGCGATCCGCCATCTTCGCATAGTAGGCGAAGGTCGCATCTTTCTTGTGCCCAGTGACTGCCCGGCCCTGCGCATCGGTCGCGCCGCTCTCGGCTAGCTGCCGGCTGGTCGCCTTGCGAAGTCCATGAAGCGAGCACTGCGGTAGCCCAGCCTCATCGCACCACTGCCGCATCTTGTTGCTGATGCCCTTGTCCGAGAACGGCTTGCCGAATGCCGTGGTAATCAGGAAGCGTATCGGTGCGACAGGCAATGCTTCGATGGCAGCCTTTGTCTCTGGGAGTAGGGCAACGATCGTCGTGTCGTTCTCCTTTGCATGGGCGACGTGAAGTTTGCCGCGGATAATGTGTGTCCGCTCGATGTCGTTGAGGTTGCACGCCCGCGCCGCCGTATTGAGGGCCAGTTCCAACGTCATGCGCGCCATCGTCCCAAGCGCGTGATGGTCGCGATATTTCTGGATTTCGTCATCGGTCCAAGTATGCCAGCCCGCGCCCGAGGGAATGGGATCGGTCATCGACGCCGGATTGTCTGAGCGCCATCCGAGCTTCACCGCGTAGCCGAACAGCCGCTTCATCTCCTTGCGGAAGTTGTCGGCCGCACCGGGGGTGTCCATCATCTTGCCGAGGATCCCGTCGAGCATGGCGACGGTGACAGCGGTTACGGGACGCTCCCCGAGGCGGCGGCCGCCTTTATTCTTCTTGTCGAGCAGTCGTTCGATGATGCTGGCCTTGGTGCGCTGGCCCTGCGGCTTCATGCGCTTCCACGACGTCGTGCGCTTCACCTTGGAGGCGAGATCATCCATGCTGCGGGGGATGAAGGCGCGAACCACACCTTCAGCATCCGGCAACGCGCCGAGCTGTTCGAGATGGTCATATTCTGACCAAAACTCGGGCGATTGCGGCGCGTGGTTGATGTAGCAGCTCTTCACGCCGGTTCGGCGATACCGATAGCGCTTTTTGCCATGCCGATCCTTGACCGGCGTTACGTGCTTGGGTGGCCAGTCTCTATCCATAGTCGTCGCCTCCGCCGTCATCTTCCTTCACCGGGGGCGGAGATTCAACGGCTTCACCGACATATATGTCAATGCGCTGCTTGGCGAGATCGAGTGAAATGCGCGCACCGAGATAGCCTGCATTCTTGCAGCTCTTCATGGCGCGATCGATGTCGGCCTGGGTGATGCGCGCGGGTGCCGTCATCCCCGCCCCCCGTCCCGCTCACCGGGCGCGTCATCAGCTTTGTCCTCTTCGTGAAGCTGTGCCCGGATACTGCTCGCCAGGATCTCGTATTGGCGAGCGGCCCATCGCGACACCGGCCTGATCTTCTCCGCCCGCGCATCGAGCCACGCCGGGAGGTTGAGCAGCGCCGCGATCCGGCTTGCCCAAGCGTTCGAGACGACATCGGCTACGTGCTCGGTATCGTCCCCTTTGCAGCGGAGGATTTGCTTGCCGTTGGCGCGGAAGGTGGGGGTCATCACGCCGCCAGCCCTTCGATTACACTCAGCGGCGCCCGCTCACATTCCAGCCACAAAGCCCGGCGACGACGCTCCCGATCCCGCTCGGCAATCGCCTCCCGCTGACGGTCGCGCGGTGCCGATATCGCGGGCGCTGTCGGACGGTGCGGCGCATATCCTCCCCGACCGCTCGTTACGAACGCGGGGGTGCCGATGATGGAGGTGCGGTGGCCGGGGGCGTTAGTCGACATATTCGACCTCCGACTGAATGATGCTCGGGTCATCGACCACCTGTTGCAGGATGTTCGCCAGCCCGCCGCCGCAGATCGTGTATCCCTGCCGGGTGTATTTGATGATGCGTCGGAGCGTTGACGCACCGAAGCTGATGCGGTCGGGAACGAGACGCTTGCTGGCGAGGTCGAATAGCGAATAGTCGCCACAGACAAGGTTTGCGCCATCGTATCCGAATTTGCAGAGCGAGAAGTCGAATCCGTCCAGCGTCTCGGCGAGCGTCGCATGGTAACGAAGCCTAATCGCTTGCACCTTCAACTCCGGCCCGGCGACGCTGAGCTCGTCATCGCCGGTCGGCTTGGCCTTGGCTTTCGGGAGCGAGAAAGTGATATTGAAGTCGTTCTCGCTCTCGACCGTCGCGCCGCGGCTCTTCATGTCGGCCACGAACTCATCGAACTGCGCTTCGTCGGCAAAGAAGAAGTCGAAGTCGCTGTCCTGCGGTAAGCCCGCGATCAGTCGGCGGACGCTGCCCCCGCCAACCCAAGGCCCAGCCTCGGATACGTCAGGAAGGCGGGCGAGGGCTTGAGCGAATGCGGTCGCGGTGAAATCGACCTTGCCGTAGCGAGACCAGAATGCGTCCATAGAGAACGTCTGCATCACTTCGCCCCCTTCTTCGCCGTCACCTTCGCCTTCGTTGCGGTCGGCAAAGCGGGTTTCTTGCCTTCCTTCTTTGCGGCCTGCTGTTCCCGGTCGCGCTTTCGCTTGGCGCGCATGGCTTCGGCGTCGGGCTTGAGGGCGGCGATTTCGGTTTCGAGGCGCTCCACCGCTTCGCCGCAGCGGAGTGCGGCGCCCTTCCATTCGTCTGCGTCCTTGTTCGCGGCCCTGAGGTCGGATTCCAGGGACTCGACCTTGAACGTCGCGCCGGAAAGATCGGTAAGCGCCTTGTTGCGGGTTTCGACAAGGTGCTTGATCGCGGCCTCATGCGTGGATTTGAGCATGAACATCGGAAAATCCGCGGGCCGCTTTTTAGGCTGCGCCCGTCTCCCTTGGGGTTGAAATTCAGGTACGGCGACCGCGCGTTTCGACTTCAGCGAGGCTGGAGACGACGGGGCGACCATTGCGTTGGCGGCATTCATTGATCCGAAGCAGCCGATATTCCGGGTCGCGCCAGTAACGCTCGCGCTTGTTTCGGGCGAAACGCTGGCGGTCATGGAGGCTGAGGGCGAAGGGCATCAGAACGGTGCCTCTTCGGTCTCTTCGACGTGGGATTCTCCCATGTCTTCGGTTGCGCGGCCTTCGGTCGGATTGAGCGCGTCGGCGCGATTCTTGCCAGCGTTGACGGCCTCCTCGTACAGATGAGGATGATCGACCTTGAGCTTGTCGAGCGCCTTCGATGCCTTCTGCTGCACGTTGGCGAGGGCGTCGAGGTCGGGTGCGGTGGCGACGGCGCTTTTGTAGTTCTCGAGCCATTCCTCGGGGGTTTGGCGTTGTTGCTGTTTCGGCGCGTCGTTGCCCGACGCCCCCGTCAGCACGCTCACCTTATGCGGCGCGCGCTTGCCCTTGGTGGCCGTCAACGACATCACCATGTCGCGCTCGATGTGCGACATATGGCTGACGCGAATACCGCCGACCTCGAGCCCGCCCCATTTCACCTTGGGGTCGCGATAGAGCGTGACCGAGCGGCCGATATAGGCGTTGGCGTCCGGGCCCCACGCCGCGACGAGAACGCGCGACATGCTCTTGCACGGCCGCCAGACGCGGGGCTCGCCGACGAACTTGATATTGACGGGCTGCTCAGTGCCGGGGCTGATTGCAACGCCTTCGATGATGAAGGTCGCGGGACCGGCGATGAAGTCCTCCGCATTGATCTGATCGCTGCGCGGGACAATCACTTGCGACATATCGTTCATACGTACATTTCCTCTTCGATTTTCCGTTCGGTGGGGATCGGCTTGGGCATCGCCTCCAGGGCCTCGAAATAGTCGGCCATCGCATTGAGGCAGTTCTTCTCGAATTCGGCCGCGGCCTCGACGATCGCGTTCTGAATTTCCGGGATCGGGTGGACGCGGATGACGGCCATGTGCAGCCCGCCGGAGTAGGAGATGAAGTCCCACCATTTGCGTTCGCAGACGAGCATCTCGCCCTGAACCTGCAGGATGAAGTCGTCGGGGATGCCGCCAGCGCGATAATTCTCGACGATCGTTTGCACCTGGTATTTCTGGCGGCGCGACTTGGCCTCGATGCCGCCGTCATCGCCGACCAGCCCATCGGGCGAGCAGCCGAGCGTGAAGCCCCATTTGTCGTTGGTTACGAAACCGACCTCTTCGACCGGCGCGTAATGCTTGGCGTAGAGGTCGCGGGCGAGGATTTCGTCGTCCATGCCGCGGAGCATGTCTTCGCCGATGAAGGACGGCTCGACGTAATCGCTGATGCGCTGTGCGGCGAGTTCCCAGACGTGGGCGCGGAGCTTTTCGCTATTCGCGATCTTTAAGGTAGGGGTCAAAATTAGTTTGAATTCAGAGGCGGTAAGCAAGCCAAGACGAGCTTGGTGCCATTCGTCACTTCCCTGAATTAGATCTCGGTGAAAGGTGACGGTCATGCGACATGACTCCATGTTTTGCCTGATTTGATATGCCCGACCGTCGTCGAGGTGACGCCAAATGATGCGGCAATTTCAGTGTTTTTGCGGCTGTCGATGCGAATTGATCGCACGTCGTTTTCTGTCAGTCTCGCGCTGCCGTGCCGCTCGCCGACAGTTCGTAAATTCGGATTACGACGGGTCCAACGGTCGTCTCCGGTCGGCAGATAGCCGGGACGAACTTTTGAAGGATGACATGCGCCCCGCGATGTCCGACCATGATCATCGCGGTCAGCAGCGTTTTCCTTGCGCGTCGCCCAACGCAAATTGCGGGCGCTGTTGTTCAGTTGATCGCCGTCGCCGTGCGCCACTTCATGAGCCTCGGTCGGCCTTGATCCATGAAAAGCCCCGCAAACTGCGGTGTGAACTTTTACCGTCCGCCTTGTTCCGCGGTTGAATAGATTCACCTGCAAGTAGCCATCGCTATCCGGCGTCGCCTTCAGGGGCTTCCCGCTCAGGCGTCCCTTCATGTCGGGAGCCGTCCGCATGATCTGCCCGTCCGAACTGGCCGAGTAGTCGGGAAACCCGATGACAGGTCGCCATTCAACAGTCACGGCAGCACCACCGATGCCGCAGCTGCGACGAACCAGAGGGCGCCGGTGATCGCGAACGCAGCGAGAAAGTCGCGCGCCGGGATCGAGCGGAGGATTGCGAGGGCGCGGTTCATGCCGCTTCCCCGGTCATGCGGTCGTCGATAATGCGGTCGCGCTCGTCGTCGGGGTCGGGCCCGCGATCTTCATAGCGTTCGCTGTGCAGTTCGATCTGTTCGGCCAGATCCTCGAGAGTTTCGGCCGAAAGGTGGTCGATGATATCGACCTTGCCGATCGTCTCGACGCCGATGATTTCGATTTCTCCGCCCTCTGCGGGCTGCCAATAGGTTGCCGGAACGAACGGCGAGAAGGTGAAGCGCGCGAGGACTTCGATGTCCTTGCCTTCATACTCGATCTCGAACCAGTCGGCGTGGATGGGGAGCGAGGTCATTCCGCCTCTCCCGTCAACGACGCGAGTTCGGCCTTGATCGCCTGAATCCGCTTTGCCTTGGCGGCCTTGTCGCCAGCCGCGATTGCGGCCTTATCTTCGCGGTAGGTGCGGATGTTTTTGAGGAGGCCAGCGACGGCCTTTTCGGGCGTGTCGCCGTACTCATTGTTGCAGCCGAATTCGCCGACGTTCTTGCCGTGCGCTAATGCACGCCAGTAGCCGCGCTGCGTCCAAGCGATTTCGACGGTCTCGAAACCATGCTCCTGACATATTTGCTTGGGACAGATCATCGTTTGCACTCCCGGCAAGCCGCCTCGATCGTCGCAATCGCGTCATCGATCAGGCAGGCGGAAAGATTGGCGTCGCGGCGGACGAGCTGGTCGCGCAGCTTGGACAGGGCGGCGAGGGCGGTGTCGGCTTCGACTTCCTCAGCGGCGGTGATGATGACGGGAAAGCTCACAGCGCCATCTCCCGAGCCAGATACTCGCTCTCGATGGCCGACGTCTCGCGGACGAAGCCGTCGTAATCGAGGCGGCGACCTTCGGCCTTTGCCTCAGCGGCATATCGTTCGGCGACGGCCTTGATGGCCTCGCGCTTCTCCTGACGGATGGCGAAGACCGGATTGGTCGCGCGGGCAATGGCTGCGCGGTTGTCCTCGAAGGATTTAATCAGGGCTGGATCGTGTCGGGACACTGCGGTTCTCCATCTGGAGCCCGTTGGGTCTGCGCTTGCGGCTCACCTCGGGGCTGATGGAGATTGATTACAATCGCTTTGTAGCTATGTCAACAACTGATTTGTAGTTTGGGTTGTAGCTCTACAATCACTTTATCTCGCCCACGAAAAACCCCGCCGGGTGAGAGCGGGCTGGTTGAGTCCAGAAATGATTACACGAGCTAGGCCGCGAGCAGATTTCCTGCGGCGACCCGCTGGAACGACATTCGCTCGCCGCCCGCCATCGCCAACAGGTTCATCGCATCAGATGGCCAGTTGTCTCGCTCGTCGAAGACAAGAATGGGGCGGGCTCGCCCCGTCGAAGACTGGATCGCATCTAGACTTTTGACGATCGCAGCGTTCACTGACGAAATATCGGGGCTGACGGCATCGACGAGTATTGTCTCGCCTTCGTGGTCGAATCCGAAATCGAAAGTTTGCTGGCGAGCGTGCCCGGTAAATTTGAAGTTGGTCATGCCCTGAGGGTAGCGCTGCCGCAATGCGTCTCGCACTCGCACATCCAGCGCCTTGCCGACTTTGACTTTGGCGTGCGCAAGCATGAATTGTGCAGCTCTCAAGCTGGCGTCGGCCACTAGAGCAACACCAGTTCCAACCTCCTCGGGACGCACTTTGTCACGAAATATGAACCCTTCAGGCGTTAGACGGAAATTCGTTTCTGCAAGCATCTTCCTGATCTGCACGGACGACTTGCACTCCGCTCCGTGCTGCGCCAGCTCGTCAAAACTCGCGCCATTGTCGTGCATGAAAAGCAAACCGTCTCGCAACTGAATGTGGACGTGGATGAGATTTCCAGACGGCATCATCGTATCGGCCAGCACCCGAAAGCCGTCGTGCACTGCCGAGAAGCGCCGGGCCGCACATAGTGCAGCCTTGATCTCCTCCCACTGCGTCACAGCATACCTCCTTGAGATGGCCAAACCACTGGAAGCCAGGCCGGCGATTCTATCCCAACTTCGTGTAAAAACCAAATGAATGCCGCGTCCCGCGTCAGGGCGTCGATTGGCAAAGGAGACGCGAACGGTAGCGTTGCTCGGACCCTGGCCGGCAGGGACCGATTGTCCGCCCAACGGTGGAAGTGTGGCTGCGTAATCGTCTCGCCGGTGACGCGATTTCTATGCTCGGTGCCAATGCAAAGTCGCGCAATACAAAGCGGCGTGATAAGGACGATTACGATGTAGTTTGGGTCTGACATTCGCAGCGTGATCTCAATTTCTGGTCCCGCAAGCCTTCCTCCGATGTTGATCGGAAGCCGCGCCTTCATTTCCCCTTCGCGGGATTTGTGTGGGATCCACCTAGGCGCTGCCGGCAGACTTTTGTCGCCAGCCTCCAGAAAAGCGTCGATGTCAGCTAGGTTGGTCAGAAAAACCCCTTCGAACTCACTTCCGTGGGCCGCATGGAGACGCGGGGCTAGGGCTGTTGCGCTGGCGGTAGGACTATCGCCTGAGGCGCATGTTGCCTCAGCTTTTTCATGACATTCGCAAACGCCACGATTTCATTGATCGGAATTGCCTCGTCGATGTTGACGCCTGACTGGCCAAACAGGCGGTATTTCAGTCCTGTCACCGGGTTGGCGGGATCATACTTCGCCGCGAACGCTTCGATCGTAGACCAAGGGATATCGAAAACGACATCCTCATAGTGCGTACATCCATAACTCGAACAAGAAACGTCAGACCCCACTTTATCAGCCTTGGCTTCCTCGAGCCCGTTCGGGCCTTCGTAACTGGCCCGATTGAAAAAGTTCCAGCCGCTGCCACCATATGTGGCCGAGTGATAGACTTGGACCGTGATTTCTCCGGTCTTCTTGCTGATAAAGCCACGTAGGAAGCTGTTCTCATATGTCGTGCTCGCCAGCCAACCCTTGCTGACAACCACCGAAACTCCCCGCGTCGTGACGGTATAAGATGGGTCGAGGGAATCCCCTTTGATCGTTACAAGATTTTCGAGCGCCGCGGGCGAGCGCCGCACCTGCTCGAGCAGCTTGGTCTCGGATTTGCTTTCCTTGGCCGACACTTGAACTGCCAGCAGTGCAGTCAGAAGCAAAATCCCCCGCATTCCCTTACCCCTACTGCACACGACGCCCAAACCAAATCACGCGCCCAATGATGCTGACGTCTTCGAGCAACCGTATCTGGGGCTCATATATTCCGTTCGCCGACACCAGCCGAATTTGTTGTGGCTCGCTGTCTGGCACCTTCTCAATGAATTTGACGACATGACCGTCGCCATCCCAAATGCAGAACGCTCCGGGCTGGGCTAAAGACTTGCGCCGCGTGTCGACAAGAATTTGATCGCCGCCGCGAAAATCCGGCTCCATAGAGTTGCCCTCAGCCACCATCGCAAGAAGGGCCTCAGGGTCCGCCCGCAGCTCCCTCATGACGAGATCACGGGAAAACGAAACTTTGCCAGGGTCGTCGTCGCCAGTGCCGCCCGATCCCAATCCGACAAAGGTAGGCAAGCGCTGGATGTCGACGCTCGCGTCATCAAGGCCGGTGTGGAGGTGGAGATCATGCGAAGTTTCGCCATCGCCATCTTCAAGCACTAGCGTGATATATCGCGTCCATGGGGGCGGGCGCTTGGTGGTGCCTTGTTCCCACTTCGACACGACCTGCTGACTAACCCTCGTAGCCTCGTCACCCTCAAATTTCGCGCGCCCGTTGATGCGATTCGCGAGTTCGGCCGCCGACCAGCCGCGCTTGTCGCGCTCGGCTTTAGTCCACAGTCCGGCCTTGCCGGGATCGTCGGGCATCCGCATAACCGGGGTGGCTACAAAACTATTGATTGTAGTGCCGCTACAAAAGGGTTGTAATTGTAACGCTTGGATTGTAAGCGTTGCATTCATGACTACCACCCCTCTTCAGCGCGCACTCGAATTGCCCAAGTTTGACGGCAAGCAGAGCCGTCTTGCCGAGGCCATCGGCACCAGCCAGCAGAATATCTCTAACTGGATCGCGAAGGGTGCTCCTCTTCCCGCGGAACTCGTTCGCAAGGCGGAGGCCGAGACTGGCATTCCCCGCCACGAATGGCGTCCGGATATATATCCGCCGAGCGAATACGCCCCCACCCAGAGCGCGGCAGCATGAGCATCGATCCCGTCATCTTTGTCGCGCTGATCGTCATGTCCTTCGGCATCGGCATGTCTTTTGCCGCCAATCTCATCAGCTATTTCCAGACGAAGGAACGGCTCCGTGACTGATCTACTGCCCTGTGAGTGCGGCGTAGGTCGCGACGGCCAGCGCCAGCACAGCAATGACATTGCCGCTGACGGCGGTCCAAAATGTGATCCGGTTGCCACTGCGAGCGATGTTGCGATCAATCTCGCGCTCGCGAACCGCGATCGCCTCTTCCAGCCAAGCCTCCGCCATCCGTCGACGCATTCCAGAATAGGCTCGTTGTGCCAACTTATCCCTGACACCCTCAATTCCGATGGTTTCGCAGTTGGTGACGACCTCCCGTTCAAGCGCGATTTTGTCGGACGGCAACATCTTGGCACCTTGGCATTGGCGACCGGTGAGTCAAGCGAGGCTATCGGGATCAGCCAGCAAAATATCTCCAACTGGATTGCGAAGGGCGCGCAACTTCCCGCCGAGCTTGTCCGGAAGGCAGAGGCTGTGACGGGAATCCCGAGGCACGAGTGGCGCCCGGACATATACCCGCCGAGCGAATATACCCCCTCGAGCGCCGCCGCATGACCCCCCTCGCCCACCCCCTCGGCGAGAACGCCCCCGTCCGTCCCTCCCATAGCGGGCGGGGGCAATTCATCCGTTCTCCGGCTGGGTCGCACCACGGAGCGGGGGCCGCGACGTCCACTGGCGCGGCCCCCGGTTTCATCGCTCGGCCTTTTGCGGCGGCTGTCAAAATCTTCCCTGTCCATGGAGGCATGTAATGGCGACAAAGCCCTTCAACGTCTTGCGTGTTAATTCAATCGAGGAGCAAAGGGCTTATCGAGACGCGATCGCCGCATCGCTGGCCAATGTGCAGCGTGAGTATGACCTGACCCTGCAAGAAATCAGCGAAGCAATCGACGTTTCGCTCGGCACTGTCAGCAATGCCGCAAATAAGAAGTGCGACCTTTCGAGCGTCTATGTGCAGCGGCTCGGCAAGGTGTTCGGCGGGCACGTACTCAACCCGGTGTCGGCGCTTTACGGCAGCCATCATATGCCGATCCACGGCCGCGATGGGGACATCTTGCCGCTGATCGCGCGCGCCAATTACAAGATCGCAGAGGCACGCGCGCCGGGCTCGGATGGCGGTGTCGTCGAGACGCATCGCGAGAAGCTGCGTTATCTGCCCGACCTCAAGGAATTGCAGACCGATTTGGCGGCTCTGATCGTCGAGATCGAGGCGCTGGCAGCATGACCCCCACCATCACCCTCATCCTCTTCGCCTCAGTCGCGCTGCTCGACGCGATCATTCTCGCGGCGGTTACCGTCGCGAAGGATGCCGATCGCCGGATGGGGATCGAGGAATGAGCCAGCCCGTCACCATAGGCCGCGCTACGCTCTATCAGGGTGACGCGCTCGAAATCGTGCCGACGCTCGGGCCTGTCGCCCATCTGATTACCGACCCGCCGTATGAGGCGATCACACAGGCGGCGATCGGTTCAGTGCCCAAGGGAAACCTCAAGGGCGCGTCGACCAGACTCGGACGCCCCTTGAATTTCGCTCCCATCGACGCGATCCGCAGGCAGGTCGTTGACATGGGCGCAAAGAGCCAAGGTTGGTTCATCGCTTTTTGCACGCCAGAGGGCGTTGGCCGCTGGGCTGACGAGATCAACGAGAGTGCGCTGAAATACAAGCGCGCCTGCGTCTGGGTGAAACCGGATTCGACGCCGCAGTTTAACGGTCAAGGCCCGGCGTCCGGTGCCGAAATGTTCGTTTGCGCGTGGGCCGGTAGCGGCCATGCGAACTGGAATGCCAGCGGAAAGCGAGGCGTTTACACGCACTGCGTCAACAATCCAGAACGCCACGGCGAGCACCCCACGGAGAAGCCGCGGCGCCTGATGAGCGAAATCATCGGGGATTTTACGCAGCCCGAACAGATCATCCTAGACCCATTCATGGGCAGCGGGACGACCGGAGTAGCAGCCACAGCTTTGGCGCGCCGGTTCATCGGTATCGAACAGGACGCCCGTTTTTTCGACATCGCCTGCCAGCGCATCGAGGACGCTCAGCGGCAAGGTGATTTGTTCCTTGAAGGAGCGGCCGCATGAACCGCCTCGACCTCTTCGCCCGGACCTCGCAGCGCTACGAACGCTGGAACGCCGACTGTTCGCGCAATGCCGACATCCGCCGCCGCGTGCGATCGGGTCAGCCTGCCGAGCAGGTCGCGCGCCAATACAATCTTTCCGTCGAGCATACACGGCGGTTGGCGGGGGCCTTTGGGTTGTGATCCATCTCCGCCCCTATCAGCAAACCCTGCTCGACGGCGCCCGCGACGGCTTCCGTGACCGTATCCGCGCGATCCTTCTGCAGCTCGCAACGGGCGGCGGCAAGACAGTCTCGGGCTCCTACATGATCCACGGCGCCGCGCAGAAGGGCAAAGTCTGCTGGTGGCTGACCCATCGCCGCGAACTTATCGGCCAGACGAGCCGCACCTTCGCGAGCATGGGCATCGTTCACGGCATCATCCAGGGCGGACATTCGACCGACCCGCACAAGCTGGTGCAAATTGGCTCGATCCAGACCGTAGCGCGCCGGCTCGACAAACTCCCCGCACCCGATCTGATCATCTTCGACGAATGCCACCACCTCGGCGCGGGGCAGTGGCAACAGATTTTCGACGCTTTCCCCGACGCGAAAATCATCGGCCTGACTGCAACACCTTGGCGCCTCGATGGCGTCGGGCTCGGTCGCTGGTTCGGGCACATGATCAACGGCCCAACGGTCAAGGAATTAATCGAAGCCGGCGCTCTGTCGAAATATCGCCTGTTCGCGCCGCACGTTCCTGACCTGTCATCGGTTGGCACCCAGCATGGCGACCTGAAGCGCGATGAACTGGCCGACGTAATGGACAAACCGTCGATCGTCGGCGATGCCGTGAAGCATTATCAGAAGCTTTGCCCCGGCAAGCGCGCCGTAGCTTTTGCCGTCAATATTGAGCATTCGCGTCATATCGTCCAGCAGTTCCAATTGGCCGGTATCGCCGCCGAGCATGTCGACGGCAGTATGGACACGACGACCCGCGATGCCGCGATCCAGCGTTTCATCACAGGCGAAACGCTCGTCCTGTCGAACTGCGAGCTGTTCGGCGAGGGCTTCGATGTCCCCGCGATCGAGGCCGTCATTCTGCTGCGGCCGACCAAATCCCTATCGCTCTATCTCCAACAGGTCGGTCGCGCGCTTCGTCCCGCGCCGGGCAAAGATTATGCGATCATTCTCGACCATGCCGGCAACAGCCTCCCGCGCGAGCTGAACGGACAGGGGCATGGCTTTCCAGATGACGATCGCACATGGTCTTTGGAAGATCGCGAAAAGCGGAAGGCCGGTGAGAAATCCGAAGTCGCGATCCGCACCTGTCCCGAATGCTTTGCCGTGTTCCGTCCGGTGCCAGAGTGCCCGAATTGCGGTCACGTCTATGTCGCGCCGGTTCGCGAGATCGAGCAGGTCGATGGCGAGCTGAAAGAGATCGACGTCGAGGCGCTGCGCCGGGCTGAGATGCAGGACCGGAAGCGCGAGCAGGGACAGGCGGAAACGCTCGAAGACCTTATTCGTGTCGCACGCTCTCGGGGTCAGAAACATCCCGAGGCTTGGGCCCGACACGTAATTCAGGGCCGTATCGAGGCCCAGCAATTCGCGGACTCGATCGGCCTGACCCCGATGCAGGTGAAAGCCTATCGCAAGGAAGGGATGCCCGCGGCGTCGAAGGGCGCTGTTGCGGCACTGATGTGGATCCGCGCCGAGAAGCCGTCTGTGTTCCAGTGGATCGAGCGCGAACATCCTGAGGTGATGACAAGGTCGGTGCTGGCTGAGATCGGCATGGAGATGGCCGCATGAGCTGGTCACCGCAACAGGAACGCGCGATCGCGGACGTCAAGGCATGGCTGGCCGATCCACGCGGCAAGCAGGTGTTCCGGCTGTTCGGATATGCCGGGACGGGAAAGACGACGCTCGCCAAGGAACTCGCCGAAACCGTCAAAGGCTCGGTCCTCTATGCCACATTCACCGGCAAGGCCGCGCTCGTCCTTCGGAAAAAGGGCTGCGACGATGCATCGACGATCCATTCGCTGATTTACAAGGTCGAGGTCAACGAGCGCACCGGCGAGGTGACCTTCACGCTAAACGACGAGAGTGATCTTTGCGATGCCGCCCTCCTTATCGTCGACGAAGTTTCGATGGTCGGCGGCGAACTGGCCAAAGACCTTCTGAGCTTTGGCAAGCGCATTCTCGTTCTCGGCGATCCGGCGCAGTTGCCGCCCGTCAAGGATGAGGGATTCTTCATCAATTCGGCGCCTGACGTCATGCTGACCGAGGTCCATCGCCAGGCGGCAGAAAACCCGATCATCCGCATGAGCATGGACATCCGCGAGGGCAATCGCCTTCAGGCTGGCGCATATGGTGACAGCCTCGTCACCGCGCGCGTCGACATCGGGCACGACAATTTGCGCGAACTTGTCCTGTCATCCGACCAGTTGCTATGCGGCATGAATCGGACGCGCGTCGCCTATAACCGCCGCATTCGCGCGCTGAAGGAATTGGCTGGTGATGCCGAGGATTTCCACCCGACCGTCGGCGACAAGCTGATCTGCCTCAAAAACAAGCGCGCCAAGAGCATTTTTAACGGCGGCATGTGGATGGCGGACAGCGTTGCCGACAAGTTCGGATGCCTGTCTATCGAGGTCACGTCGCTGGACGAAGACCGCGACCCGCTGACCGTAGAAGTCGCCGAGGAATTCTTCGTTGGCGCCGAGCATAAAATCGAATGGCGCGAACGCCAGAAGTACGACGAATTCACCTTCGGCTGGGCCATCACCTGTCACAAATCGCAGGGCAGCCAGTGGGATCACGTCATCGTGTTCGATGAGAGCGGCGCATTTCGCGATGCCCGTTCAAACTGGCTCTACACCGCCGTCACCCGGGCTGCCGAGAAAGTGACGGTGATCCAATGAGCGCCGCCCACGACGATCTCGTGAAGGAAATCCGCATCTTCATCTCGGAGATCGGCGGCATGTCGATCCATGTCGAGACGCCCGGCCTGCTGTTCGACAAGAACCGTCGCCCGGTCAAGGTCGGCAAAAAGGGCCGCCTCGACATCGCGGCTTGCATAAAGACGCGCTTCGTCGCGATCGACGCCAAGATCGGGAAGGATAGGCTCAAGCCGGACCAGCAGAAATTCGCGCAGGCCGTCATCCGTGCAGGTGGCATCGCGTTCCCGGCTTACTCCGTCGACGACGTTCGTCACCGCCTCACAACGGAGGGCTTGCTGTGACCCGCCGACGCGACATCATCATGGCCAGCCCCTATGCGGCGGAACTCGCGACGCGGCAGGCTTTCGAGCCTATCGAACGTGCGCTCGCTACGCCCATGAAGTCGATGGCGGATGTCCGCCGCCTGCAAATCGTCATCGCCACAATCCACGATATTCTCGACGACCACCAGCCCGACACGGCCGACAAGCTGTTCCGGACCAGTCAGCGCCGCGAACGCCATTCCCGTGAGTCCGCGCACGCATGGAAGTGCCGCGCGCTCGATCTCAATCCGGCAACAACGCCCAGCCTCGCACTCGGCGGAATGACGCCCGTCAATCTCGACGGCTGGAAACTTGGTGTCGCGGTTCGCGCGCCCTCCCCGATGGCGATCGACCTTACGCCGATTGACACGCTCGTCCTGATCGACCCGAAAACCGGCGCAGTCCAGATATACAAGGATAAGCAGCCCCAGCTTATCGAGCCCGCGAATACGCAGCGTTTCACCGTCCACGCCGACGCGAAGGCATGGGCGCGCGATTTCGCACGGCACAGGCTCGAATTCGTACGAGCCGCGCAAAATGCCCGGCGCATCGCCAACATCCCCTCGACATGGATCGGCCTGCCGCCCTCGGCGCTCGCTCTCGGCAAACTCGACAAGATCGATTGGCCCGCCTCGGACTTCATCACCGCCGGCGAAGGAATCGACGTCAAATCCCTCAATCGCGTCCTGCGCAAGCCGAACACCCGCGTGCACGCCCCAATGAACTTCAGGAGCGCGGCATGATGAGCAACGTCGTAGAGTTGAACGCTTGGCGTCATCACCTGGATATGGGTGAGCGTGGGGTGAAGAAGAACCTTACAAACCTGATGGTGCACCTCCGACACCTGCCTGAACTCGGAAAAAACATCCGGTTCAATGAGCAGACGCAGTGTCCTGAATGGCGAGGGCGCAAACTCGAAGATCACGACTTCATCGACATTCGCCTCATTATAGAGCGCGAAGGATTTCAGCCGCCCGAGAAGGATGTCCGCCCCGGCGTCATCCGCGTCGCGTATGAGAACAGCTATAACCCGATCGTCGATTATCTGACGTCCCTTCAATGGGACGGGACAAAGCGGCTTCATCGATGGATGCAGGAACTTCTCGGCGCACCGAGGGATGAGTTTACATCGCTGGTAGGCACGAAGGCGCTCATCGCCGCGGTGGCACGTGTCATGAATCCGGGTTGCCAAGTGGATACGATGGTCGTGCTGGAAGGCCCGCAAGGCATTCGAAAATCGTCGGCCATACAAGAGCTGTTCACGCCTCAGTACGCCTACGAGTTTGTTTCAGGGTTCGACAATCATCGTCAGCTCGCCGTGCAGATGATGGGTGCGTGGTGCGTCGAACTGGCTGAATTCGTCGCAGTCGCAAAGTCCCATGCGGGCGCCGTTAAGGGCCTGATCTCGATGCGAACCGATCGCGTCCAATTGCCCTATGGACGGACGCTGTCGGATCTTCCCCGCAGGATCGTATTTTGGGGAACGATCAATCCCGGCGGCATCGGCTATTTGACGGATAATACCGGCAACCGGCGTTATTGGCCGATCACCGTCACGAAGGTGGATATCGAAGGCCTGAGGCAGCGCCGAGATCAGCTTTGGGCGGAGGCATATCATCGATACCTATCTGAGGAGCGCTGGTGGCTGGAAGGCGATGAAGTGGGTGCCGCAGAGGAGGCCCAGGCCGATCGCCATCAAACTGACCCTTGGATTTTCGTCCTCGAAGAGAAGCTAGGCGGGATCGCCCGGATCACTGGCAATGACGCCCTTCAATTGCTCGGCATAGAATATGAACGCCGCGACAAGGAAAAGGAGATGCGCGTTGCTGACGTCCTGAAAGAACTCGGCTTTCGCAGCGTTAAATCTCGGGTCGGGTCGGCGAATAAAAAACCGCGATGGATATGGGAGAGGTGACTGTGCCATCCCCGTTCCATCCGTTCCGACCTTTCGGTTTTTATCGGGGTTCCCGATGCGCCCCCCTGTTGCCAAAGCCCTTGAGGTTGGAACGGTCGGAACGGGTTGGAACATTGTTTTTTCAGCAACTTAACCCCTTTGTTCCTACTGTTCCAACCTATAAAGAGATTAAAGAAGGGATTGTCTGGAGAGATATCCTAATAGGGCTGAAAAAGAAGGAACGGACGGAACATGACCAAGAGCGACGACTATATTCTGAGCAACGCAAAGGATGGGGATTTTATCACTATCCACGCGACACATCCTGCCGGTCCGGGAATTTATTACTGCATGGTCGAACCGGACGCGGTGTTCAAAGAACCTGTGGTGCTTTGGGGAGTGCTGTCGAATGGATCGCCCGTGCCGATCACAATGACCGGCCCCTACGGGGGCACGGGCGGACGGATGAAGGATTTCGTCCTGTTCCCGAACGGTCATTGCAGCGGCCTCGATGTGGCCTGGGAGGACGAGAAAAGCGCGGTAGCATCAATTCGCGCGGAATTAAGAAAGTACGACACCTCCGACTGACATCGATCTTCTCGGCGGAGTTGATGGCATGACCGCCATGAAACTCCACCTCGATCTCATCGACTTCCGACAGGGCAAGATCACCCTTGACGATCTGCGCCGGCTGTTCCCGACGTGGAAGGTCGATCGCACTTACGCCCGTCAGTGCGTCGAGTTCGCTCAGCGGGCGATGATCCATGCCTGACCTGCGCATCACCGATCATGCCCTGATGCGATATCGGGAACGGGTCCGTGATCTCCCTGAATCCGATGTCATATCCGCGCTGTCCACCCGCGCCTTCCAAGCCGCGATCGATTTCGGACGCTGTGCCGTGATCCTGCCCACCGGTCACCGAGCAGTCATGCGCAATGGCTCGGTGATCACCGTCCTGCCGCATGGGGTCCACGCCATTTTCGCCAGCCGTCAATCCAAGGGGGTTTTATGAATTCGTCCGCCGCTCTTTCCATCGTCGCCGACAATGATCCTGGCATCGTCACTCTCGACGACGGCAGCCTGTCCCTCACCATTCCCGCCGAAACCAGCTTCGAAGACTGGCAGGCGATAGGGCGCCGGCTCTTTGCCCGTGAGCGCGTCATCAATTGGTGGATAGGCGATTGGTGGGCGTTCGGTGAGCATCGCTATGGTGAGCGGGCGAAGATGGCTGCGGAGGGGATTTGGGGGCTGAGCTTTGGCGGCCTTCAGAACCTGGGCTCGATCTCGCGATCTTTCGAAACCTCACGTCGACGTGAGGATGTTTCGTTCACGCATCACGCCGAGGTCGCCGCGCTTCCCCCTGCAGACGGAGATGCGCTGCTCGAACAGGCGGCATCGGAGAAAATCCCCTGCGCCAAACTCCGCACCATAGCCCGCCTGCGCAAGATCGACCTCGGGCTTCTCCAAGTCGCCGACGCCAATCACGATGACCGTGAAACCAAGGCGATGAAGAAGCTGCAGTTCCTCTGGAACGGCGAGACGAAAGAGGTCCGAGAATATCTAGCCGATGCCATCGCTGAGGCGGCCGAGGCCGGTTACGAGGACATCGACCTATGCTGATGGAGCGAAAGGCCAAGCCTCCCCCGCCTCACTTCGTCGAGAACTTCGTTCGCGGTGGATGGCGCAAGGTCGAGCGCATGTACGGCTCGCGGACTGATGTCCTGCGCAACTGGTTTCACATCTGCGGCGGCCATGCGCTCACCGACATGGGCCGCGAATATCGAATGGGCAATCTCGCGCTGCTTGACCGGGCGCGTGAGATGGATCGGGAAAGGGCAATGCGGTGATCAGCGTCGAATTCATGAACGCGACCGAAGTTCATCAGGACGTGGCGCGCGAGATCGGCGACCGCGTGTATTTCCTTTCCGCACCGTCAGTGGGAATGATCAAGATCGGCACCAGCTTTCAACCGGGGCGACGATTTGCCGAGGTTGCGCTCATGTCGCCCGTCTCGCTGGAATTCATCGGGTCGGTTGCGGGGGGCTCATCAGTCGAGACTGAATGGCATCGCCGCTGGGCTCATCTGCGGACGCATGGGGAATGGTTCTCCCTGACGCCGGAATTGGCGGATGAAATCACGCTGGCATCGATGGCGGATCGTTGGAACAGGCTTAGCCCTGCTGGTCGAGATCAGTTTCGCCGGGCGGCTATGGCGAGGGTGGAACGGTGAGCGTCCTCAAAAACTCGCGCCATGAGAAGTTCGCGCAGGAACTCGCGAAGGGAAAATCGCAGCTCGATGCTTACAGGGCGGCGGGTTTCAAACCTAATGAAAGCCATGCGTCCCGGCTGGTATCAAATGGTAAGGTCGCTGCTCGGGTGGCCGAACTGAAGAATGCCGCCGCCGAAAAGGCGGTCGTCACGGCGGCGGATATCGCTCGCCAGCTTGATGAAGACCGGGCCTTCGCAAAAGAAATGGAGGCGCCCGCAGCCATGGTGTCTGCCACAATGGGTAAGGCCAAGGTGCTGGGCCTGATTATCGACAAACAGGACCATCGTTCTTCCGACGGCAGCATGACGCCGAAAGTGACCAAGATCGTCATCGAAGCGGCGAAGTGACCGAAGCCCGCATCCAACTCCCCCCCAAGCTCGTCCCAATGTTCGCGCTCGAACGGGGCGCGGTGCAATACCGGAACATGCACGGGGGGCGCGGGTCGGGTAAATCCTTTTCGGCCGCGCTCATGGCCGCCATCTGGGGCTATGCCGAACCGATCCGCGTCCTCTGCACCCGCGAGTTTCAGGCCAGCATCAAGGAGTCGTTCCACGCCGAATTGAAGGCAGCCATCGCCTCCTACCCGTGGCTCGAAGATCATTACGACGTCGGTGTCGACTATCTGCGTGGACGCAACGGGACCGAGTTTCTGTTTCGCGGGCTCAGGCATAGCGTCAACACGATTAAGTCGCTCGCCAAGATCGACCTGACCATCGTCGAAGAAGCCGAGGACGTTCCCGAGGCGTCGTGGCTCGCGCTCGAGGCCACCGTCTTTCGTCAGCCCAAGTCCGAGCTTTGGGCGCTATGGAATCCGCGCCTCGACGGCAGCCCTGTGGACATGCGGTTTCGGAAAAATCCGCCGACCAACGCCATCACCGTAGAAATGAACTGGTCGGACAACCCGTTCTTCCCCGCCGGCCTCGACAAGCTTCGCCGACGCGAGCAGGCGCGCCTCGACCCGGCCACCTATGCCCATGTCTGGGACGGCGCCTATCTGGTCAATTCGGCGGCCCAAGTATTCTCCGGCAAATGGCGCGTTGCCGAGTTCGAACCCGCCGATTATTGGGACGGGCCGTACCAGGGCGGTGACTTCGGATATGCGCAGGATCCCGCTGCGGCTGTCCGAACCTATATTCACGGTGACACGCTCTATGTCAGCCATGAGGCCGGCGGGCGTGGCATCGAGCTTGACGACATCGCTCAAAGGGTGACCGAGGAGATTCCGGGCTATGCCGATCACGTCAGCAGGTGGGATAGCGCCTCGCCTGGCTCGATCAGCATCCTGACGCGATCGGGGCTGCCTAAGGCGATCGGCGCCGACAAGTGGCAGGGCAGCGTCGACGACGGCATCCGATTCCTGCGCGCCTTCCGCGAGATTGTCGTGCATCCGCGCTGCACCAACACGATTACCGAAATGCGCCTCTACAGCTACAAGGTCGACCGACTGACTGGCGATATCCTCGCCGTTCTTGTCGACGCCAACAACCACTGGATAGATTCAATCCGCTACAGCATCTCACCGCTGATCAAGCTTGACCGTTACGACTACCAATCTGCCATGTCGTCCGCCCTCTGACGGCGGTAAATCCACGCTCCCCCAAAACACATACCCGCGCGCATGTCCGGACGCCTCGTAAACCCTCGGCCGAAGCCCGGCTTCGTGATGGATGCTGGCGGCAACGTCGTGCCGATGCGCGCACGGGACGGCCTCGCCAACGTCATCACCGGTCTCGGAATGCGCGGCGATGCCCGCCTCGGCCGCCAGTATATCGCATCGATCATGGCCCCCTCGCAGATCGAGGAGGCCTATGAGGCGTCTTGGTCACTGGCGAAGGCGATCGACATCCCCGCCGAAGACCGTGTGCGCGAGTGGCGCGACTGGCAGGCGACGAAAGAGCAGATCGAGCTGATCGAGGCCGAAGAAGAGCGGCACGACCTGCAAGCCAAGGTTCAGCAGGCCGAGGTGCTTCGGGGCCTAGGAGGCGGCGCTCTCATCCTGATCTCGGGCACCGATCCTTCGCAGCCGCTCAAAGTCACCGGCAAGGGCGGCCTTACCGCCATCAACGTCGTCTCGCGCTATCACCTGTCGGGCCAGAACTGGAACGACAACATGGCGACCAACCTGTTTGGCGAGCCCGAATATTGGGAGATGAGCGGCTCCGGCTCACAAACCCGCCTCCATCCTTCGCGCGTCATATGCTTCCGCGGCCGTCCTCTGCCGTCGATCTGGAAGGGCGACTGGGAAAGCCGCTTCTGGGGCAGGGGCCGAGTGCCGACCCTGATCGAGCCGGCGCAGAATCTCGACGAGGCGCTGGCGACGTTCAACGCGATGATCAAGGACGCGCTCAACGTCGACGTCGGCATCTCGCGCCTGTTCGAAATGCTCGGCAAGCCGAATGGTGAAGCGGACCTGATGAAGCGCCTCGCCCTGATGCAACAAGGCTCGTCGGTCTTCAACGGCAAGGTATATGATAACGGCGATGCCGATGGGAAGGGCGCGGAGTCCATCGACCGCCATCAGGTTGACTGGACCGGGATCCCCGGCATGATCCTCGCCTATGCCGAGGCCATGTCGGCGGCGTCCGACATCCCGGTCACGCGCTTCTGGGGTACGGCGTCCAAGGGTCTGAACGCAACCGGCGAGGGCGATCAGGACAATTGGGACAAGATGGTCATGAAGGGCCAGAAGCTTGAGACCCGTCCATGCCTGCTCAAGATCGACGCCGCGCTGATCCCCTCGGCGCTCGGCTCGCGCCCGCCCGAGATTTGGTGGAAGTTCGCGCCGCTTTCCGAACCGAGCGACGCCGAAGAAACCGACCGCTTCAAGAAATGGACTGAGGCTGCCGAAAAAGTGCAGCTTACCGGCGCTGTCCCCGATGTTGCATTCAACGAGGCATACCAGAACGGCCTCGTCGAAAACGGGTGGATGCCTGGCCTCGACGCGGCGCTCGACAAGGTGCCCGAAGCCGAACGCTACGGCGGAATGCCGGAGGAGGAAGAGGAGGAAAACGTCGATCCGCTGCCCCTCGCGGCCAACGACAGCTTCGCCCGCATCTTCGCCGATGCCACGCCCCGCCCGCTCTATGTGCGCCGTGACCTCAAGCCCACGTCGGCAAAGGCGCTCATCGCATGGGCGAAGTCCAACGGCTTCACGTCGACGCTCGAAGCGTCGGACATGGATGTGACCGTCCTCTATTCACGCCAGCCCGTCGACCCGATGAAGATGGGCGAGACATGGGGCTCCGAACCTGACGGCGGACTGATCGTCAAGGCTGGCGGTCCGCGCGCGATCGAACGCTTCGGTGAGGGCGCTGTCGTCCTGCAGTTCGCGTCGTGGTCGCTGGTCTCGCGCCATAACGACATGATTCAAGCAGGCGGCTCGCATGACTACGACGAATATACCCCGCACGTCACGCTGACCTATGATGCGGGCGCCGTCGATCTCGACAAGATCAAGCCCTACTCGGGCGAGTTGCGCTTCGGGCCTGAGATTTTCGAGCCGCTCGATCTGGACTGGAAGTCGAAAATCGAGGAGGCCTAATGCGCTTCTCCCTCCCCGCCCTCGCCCGCCGCCAAGGCCTGCGCAAATCCACCATCATCCGCGACATCAAGCCAGTCGCCATGCATGCAGGCGACCTCTACCGCGCGGCCTATGAGCCGGTCGTGAAGGTGTGGGTCGAAGCATCCGACAGGCTTGCCCAGGAATATGCCCGTTCGCTCGCCCAGATGACGACTGATGCGCCGTCAGACCTTGAGGCTGACGTTGCTGCGGCAGAGGCCCGATCGGGCGCGATCTTCTTCTCATTGAAACCCGCCATCGAACGCTGGACCCTTTTCGTCGAGCGGTGGCATCGGCGGAAATGGACATCGGCCGTGCTGTCGGCGTCGAAAGTCGATCTTTCGACCATGCTCGGGCCTGCGGACGTGCGCGCGACTCTCGAAACTATCATCGCCAACAATGTCGCGCTGGTTCGCTCGGTCTCGGATGAGGCGCGGCAGAAGATGAGCCAGGCTGTGTTCGATGGGCTTAGGAATCGGACGCCGGCTGATGAGGTTGGGCGGCGGTTGCGCGAGGTTGCGGGAATGTCTCGGGCTCGGGCTCGACGGTGTGCGAGCGATCAGTTGCGAAAATTGACGTCGTCGCTGGCGGATGAGCGGCGTCGGCAGGCTGGGTTGTCGGAGTGGGAGTGGCTCTGGTCGCACAAGAAACATGGCCGTGAGGAGCATATCGCGCGCGACGGGAAGGTCTATTCGGACGACCCTTCAGCGGTCGGCGGAAAAGTGAACGGCAAGACCATTAACGCCCCGCCAAATGACCGACCGGCCCAACTTCCTTATTGCGGGTGCAGGTCGTTGAGTGTGATTTCGCTATGATTTTTGGCGGATTCTGCTAGCCTTTCGGGCCGACGATGCAGGAACATCGCCGACCCTGACCACCCCGAACATGGAGCGTTCGACATGGCTGATGATACGGATAACTACGTTGATGTGCCGGCGCAATTCTGGGCAGAAATTTTACAGAAAGGTGTGGAGATAATCGGGACTAGGGCCACCAGTGATGGGGGCGAGATCAAGGCATACGCGAATGGTTGGAAAGTCTATGAGAACTGGGTTCTAGGAAACTTCGCCACTCGGTCGCCTGAAGGCGCCGTGACTGAGGTGCGTGGCATGCAGATTTATGTGGAGGAGCTTGAGCGGATGCTTAAGGAATTGCGTCAATGACCGTCTTGTCCGACCGCGGTTGCTGGCACGCCATTATCGATGCGACCACGCAGGTGCCAGCATGACCCGCCTTTCAAACCGAGCATTAAACCGGATCTACGAAGCTGGCGGGCTTGAGGAGATTGCTTCTTGGCCCGGCTGGTTACCGGAGCTTTTGCGATTCCCAAATTGCGGCCGAAAAACCGCGGACGAGATTGCCGCCGCTCTTTTGGATGCCGGTCTCAAATCATGGGACGATGAGTATCTAGCCAGATACGCCCCCGCCGAGCGTGAGCGGATCAATTCGCTTCGCGGCGTGCCATCGCTGCCAGACGGCCTTGCCGGGCTCGGCAACAAGCCTGAACGCCAGCGCCGTAATCTCGAGATCATTGCTCGCCTTCGCACTGGCGAAACGCGCGTCGCACTCGCCAAGGAATATGGGCTGAGGCCGGAACGCATTGGCGACATCCTGAGGCATTACGATCGGGTGCAAGCAGCAATCGCACGGAAGAAGGCAGCATGACCCCGCTCGAACGCGCCGCGCGTGCTCTGGCCCGTCGCTCCTGCCCTCCCGGCGGAGAGGCGCAATTCCCCTATGTCAGCGCGGATGAGTGGGAAGCGAAAAACTGGGGCGATCATGTTGACGCCGCGCGCGCCGTGCTCACCGCGATCCGGGGGCCGAGCGAGGGGATGCAAACGGCGGGTTATGGAGAATGTCACCATCCAAAAGATATACCTGAGCACATCTGGCAAGCCATGATCGACGCCGCGCTGGCGGAGAGTTCCCCATAACCTGACGGCGGTAAATCCGCCTCCCGCCTCTCAATATCCCAGCGTCCATGCTTTTTCAGGACGCCCTCACGCTCGGCGCACCGCGCAAGACCAGCGATGGCTTCATGGCGGTTCGGGCCAAAGCGGCTCGTTCCGGCGTCTATGACTACCTCGGCAGCGAGGTTGACCCGCAGGGCACGAAGTTCAAACCCAACGACGTCGTAAAGGTTTATCGACCCGAATCCGAGGTATTCGACAAGGCGTCGGTTCACAGCTTCATCGCCAAGCCGATCACAAACGACCACCCCGCCCAGCCGGTGACCGCCGCCAATTGGCGTGACCACACTCGCGGCGGCGTGATGAATGCCCTGCGCGACGGCGATTTTCTCGCTTTCGACCTCACTATCATGGACGCACAGGCCGTTGCCGACGTCGAAGCCGGCAAGCGCGAACTCTCCAACGGCTATGCCTGCGATCTCGCGTTCGAGGATGGCACCGCGCCCGATGGCACCGCCTATCAGGCGGTCCAGCGCAACATCCGCGGCAATCACGTCGCGATCGTCGCCCGTGGCCGTGCCGGATCGAAATGCCGCATCGGTGACCAATCCCCCAATTCTGACGGCGGTAACGAGTTCGCCGCCTGTGATGCACTCCCCCACCTAATCGATCACCTCAAAGGGAAACGATCAATGAATTTCATCATGCTCGACGGCCTGAAGGTCGATCTGGACGACGGCGATGCCGTGAAGATTGCGGTCACGAAGCTTCAGGCCACGAAGGATGAGGCGATCATCGCCAAGGATGCCGCCGAAGCTAAGGTCGCCACCCTGACGACCGAGAAAGCAACGCTGGACGCCAAGATCGTCACGCTCGAACAGCAGGTGAAGGACAGCGCGATCACGCCCGCCAAGCTGCGCGATGCCGCCAAGGTCTATGCTGATGCCGCCGCGAAGGCAAAGGCGCTCGGCGTCACCGTCACCGACGAGATGGGCGAGGCCGACATCCAGAAGGCGGTTGTCACCGCCAAGCTCGGCGATGCGGCGAAGGATTGGACGCCCGATATGGTGTCGGTCTCGTTCGCCACCATGACCGCCGACACCAAGATCGAGCCGAAGCACGACCCGATCCATGCGCCGAAAGCCATGACCACCGACAACGCCAGCGTCCGCGACCTCGTTCGCGCCAGCCAGTACTAAGGGAGCCTGACCGATGGCCGAACTTCAGACGACCTATTCGGACAATCTTGCCAAGGGCTATCCCGGCATGATCGCCAATGGCGAGACCCGGAACGTCATTTCGCGCACCTGTGAAACCGCCGCCGGTATCGGCTTCGGTCAGCCGGTCTGGCGCGGCGCCGGCGATCACGGCTGCACCCTCACCGTCGGTACGCTCGCAACCTTCCTCGGCTGGGCCGTCGCCCATCACGGCCAGGCCCTTATCGCCGGTCAAGATGCCGACGAATATCAGCAGTACGACAATGTCGGCATTCTTCCGCTCGGCGCGATCTACGTCAACGTGAAAGGCGCGGTCGCTGACGGCGCTCCGATCACGGTCGGCACGGGCGGCGGTGCGGCCGACCTCATTGGTGCAACCGCTGCCGACGCAACGCACATCGCAACCGGCTGGATCGCCGACGAAACTGTCACGGACGGCCTCTGCCGTATCGTGCGCCGCTAAGGGGGCTGAATAAATGACGCACGCTTTCTACGACGCCGCAGCCAATCGCATCACTGATCCTGTCGCGTTCATGGCCGCTGACGCCGACATCAAGGCGAACATCATCCGTCAGTGGGCGGCGCGCGATGGCCTCCTGGCAGCGAGCTTCGCGGATAAGGTCGATGCGTTCTTGAGCGATGCGCAGGTGGGTTATGCCTTCCTGACTCCCCAGCTCTACCGCATCGAGACCGAAGTCTACATGACGCGCAACCCGAGCTGGGACATTTCGCGCTTCATGACCGTCGACACATCGGGCGACATGTGGGACGTGGGCACTCTGGTTTACAGCCAGGAGGATGTTGGGCAGGCCGAATATCTCGCCGGCGCCGCATTCGATATGCCGATGGCATCCACTCGCATGTCGCAGTTCAACAAGCCGTACCACCTCGCGGGCATCGGCTACGACTGGAACACGCAGGAAATGCAGCGCGCGGCGAAGCAAGGTCGCTCGCTTCCCTCTGATAAGGCTCGCGCAGCCAAGAAGGCTGCCGATCGCTTCATCTACGGCATCGCCATGAACGGCAACACGCCGCGCGGCGAGTCTGAAAAGGGCTGGACCGGTTTCGTCAACAACGGCTCTGCGCCCTCAGCACAGGTAGCCAACGACGGCACCGGCCCCTCGCGCCTTTGGTCCGCCAAGACTGCGGATCTGATCCTGCGTGACATCAACGAAGCGCTGACGGCGGTTGAAACGGGAACCGGTGAGACGAGCATCGCGAATAAGCTGGTCCTGCCGACCTCGCGTTACAACTATATCGCCACCACCCGCGTGGGCGATACCGGCTCGACGATCCTTGGATTCCTGATGGCAAACAACGTTGCTGGCGAGGGTCTGCAAATCATCAAGAGCCGCGCGCTCGAAACGGCTGGCACCAGCACCTCGACGCGCATGATCGCTTACGAGGACAGCCCCGATGTCATCAAGTTCCACCTTCCGGGCGCACACATGTTCCTGCCTCCGTTCCAGAAGTCGAGCATGACCTACGAGGTCGGAGGTATCATGAACGTCGGCGGTGTCGAGGCGCGCCTGCCCAAGGCCATCGTTTACCGCGACAGCTTCTAAGGAGCGCTGAAACATGCCGAAGTTCAAGAATATCTCGACTGGCGACCGCGGGCTCTACACCGTTGATGGCCTGATCATGGTTCCTGCCGGGGCCACGACCGAGGACGTCGACCTCGCCAAGGACGAGGTGCCGAACGAGGAATGGTTCGCGAAGGACGGCTCGAAAGCCGCCAAGGACCCAGCCGATCCGCTCGACCACGATCTCGATGGCAAGAAGGGCGGCGCCGCACCGGCCAAAGACTGACCCAACCTGTTTTCCATGGGGCGCTGGGGCGGGCCGTCGAAACGCCCGCCCTTTTTGTTTGAGGTGAAGAATGTCCGACAATATCACCGCGCCCGCCGCTGGCGCCATCCTCGCGACCGATGAAATCGCCAACGTCCATTTTCCCAAGACGAAGATCGTCTTCGGCGGGAATGGAACGGCCACGGACATCACGCCGACCGACCGAATGCCCGTGCGGACGCAAGACGGCCTTGCGACCGAGGCGAAGCAGGACGCCATGATTTCCGCCATCGAGAACATTTCGCCCGGCGGTGGCGGCGGTGGGGATGCATCGGCGGCCAATCAGGTCGCCGTGCAGGCGAACGCTGGGGCAGATGCAACTAAGGCCACTGCGGTCCAATTCATCACCGGAGGCAAGGCGTTTGCAGTCACAGGCACCTTTTGGCAGGCTACACAGCCCGTCTCCGGCACCGTCGGCATTTCCGGTAGCGTTGCGGTAACTGGCCCGCTCACCGACACCCAACTCCGCGCCTCCGCCTTGCCAGTGTCGATCGGAGGCTCTGTAGCGGTCACCGGCAGCTTCTTTCAGGCAACCCAGCCGGTCAGCATTGCCGCAACCGTCGCAGTGTCAGGACCGCTGACGGATACGCAACTTCGCGCGGCGGCAGTGCCTGTTTCGGCCGCATCGCTCCCCCTGCCTACGGGCGCGGCGACGGAAGCGAAGCAGGACGCGCTGATCGCCCTGTCCACGCTTCCCGCCGGGACCGATCGTTCGGGGTCGATCACCGCCGGCGGCACGGCGCAGCAACTTGCCGCCGCCAACGCCAACCGCAAATCGCTGACGGTCCAGAACATCAGCGATGCCGACCTGTGGATCAACGAAATCGGCGGCAGCGCTGCGGTTGACACTGCGGGAAGCTGGAAGATCCCCGCCGGGTCGGCCTTCTCGGTCAGCACCAACCGCGCGGTGAGCATCATCAGCGCCACGACTGGCAAGAAATTCACGGCGACGGAAATCTGACATGGGCCTGGTCGGCTCGATCAGCGATGTCCGCAGGATGGGACGTCGGCGCGCGAAGGTATCAAACCTGCCTTCCGCGCCCTCAGCGGTCACGCAAAAGGTGGTCATTTCGGGTCATAGTTGGACGCAGGCCGCGACGACGAGCAATTACAGCGTCTACTATGTCGCGGGATTTCCGGAGTATAATCCTTCTACGGTCGGTGTTGGTGGCAGCACGATCGCGACTTGGATATCAGG